ATGAATGACCACGAACTGTTGACGTTCATCAGCAACACCGCCGAGCGACGGTTGAAGGCTGAAGGCAAGACGATGAAGGCAGTGGATTTTTACGTAGCAGCTGCCCGTTGCGCCCGAGAGGTTAGAAAAGAGGTTTCATAAATGACGGATAAAGAGCTCGGCAAAACCGAGCTTCCGAGCGGAATTGAAGTTGAACAGGATTCAATCGATCAGCTCTTCGCCATGGTTATTGAGATGGCACTTGGTCCAGAACATGCGGACAAAACGATTGATGAGCTGACAGACGAACAGAAAATGACTGTCGTCAACGTTATTGCTCAGATCAGCGGTGAAATCGAGGAATAGGCTCATGCATATCACGCCCATCGATCCGGCGAATATGCCAGGCCGTGCTGGAGAGCGTGTTCAAGCGCTGGATGGCTACTGGACCAAACGCAATGGGCTTTTCACACGTGAAATGCCGTTCGGCCAGCAGCAGCTTTGGTGCAAGTCAGGTGGGGATGGTGAGACGCCGCCTCAAATGATGTTCAAGGGGCCGGAGTCGTTCCTGCATCAGATCATGGAAGGGAAGTTCGGGAACGACTATACCGCCTCAGTGGTCGCTCAGGACCCTCGTTTTGCCAGAACCATTGCGGCCGGTTATCCGATCGCTTCAAGCGGCTATACGGTGGCGGAGAAATTGGAGCTGGAAGTTAATCCCCCTGGCTCCTTTAAACCGGTGTTTGTCGAATACTATCGTCTGATGCGCCGGTTCCAGATCGGCTTTATAGGCCTTCGGACGCCGATCTATGCAACGTCCGTCTATGTCACTCCGACCGATGAGTGGCTGTCACAGTTTTTGCTGTCCACAGAACATCCCTACGGGACGAAAGGACGATGGCTGCATTGAGTTTGCCGCGGCCATCTTCTGGCATCACTTCCCACTCTTCCGCCATTGCGTAACAACGGTTGCCGCCGTAGGCCCAGCCGAGGCCCCTCTTAATGTTCTTGTCCGGAATCGTGCCGACGATCCAGTCGACATCATCCCAATACGTCAGCGTGTAGAACAGCGACAGGCGCGACACCAGCCCGAGAGATTTCAGAGAGAAGCCACAGCTTCGGAGATCCGGGTGGGTGACTGCATCGCCGGAATAGGCGACCACGCCGGTGACTTCCTGTAAGGGTTCACAAGTCCAGGTCTCATCAAGCTTGGCCGTCGGGTCGTGGGAGTACAGGGCTTTCAAGCGTTGAATATAGGCCTGCTCGAGCGTCCTGGCGCCGAGATCCATCCGCTGGTTGCAGATATAGACGAGCCCCTGCCCGTCTTTTTCCAGAACCATGCAAAAAGCGTTGTGCCCGTTGAAGTCATACTTGTCAGCCCAGAACCAAGGGCTGAGTGGTTTACCTGTTTTGGTAATGTCTTCCTTCAACCTATCGAAATCTGTTTCGACTCGGCAATTGAACCCAGCTTCAGCAATCTCACGCTCGACTTTTGCAAAGGCCCGCATCAAAGTTTGGTGCTGTTCCGGAGAAAAAATCATTCTTTACCTTTACTATTAACCAAGCGTTAGTATTACGGTTGAAGCCGAAAGTACACGACCCTAGATTGCTTGTAGTGACTATTTCGTCCTGTCAATTATTTCTAGGTCAACTTGTTTTTTGAGGGGCTGTTGTGGCGCGTTTGAAAGCGATCAAAGCCGAAATCATCGCCAATGGGGAAATCCCATTTACAGTTGCGAACGTCGGAGATGACGTGGTGATCATAGCCCGCATGCCAGCGCATCGATTTGATGAGATCTGCGCTGATGGGGCCCATTTCGAAGACTGGGAAGACGACGGCCACACAGAGGCTGAACAGACCACGGACGGCTATTCTGCTTGAGGTTTTGGCGGTGCCTATGAAGCCTCACAGATCGAAATCCAAAGAACGGCAGCCATGAGAGGCCAGAAAATCGGCGGCATAGCGGCCCTCACTTTCTCGGATGGCCGCGCCAGATCTCCAGAACGTCTTTGAAAAACGTCTTCGGATCCCGGCTGGCTCGAATTATGAAAACGGCAATGTTCCGTCCGGTCATTGCAAGGATTCCAGCCATACCGAACGCATAGGTCTCTGAAAGGTTCATCAAGGCCCTGACTGGTTCGCCAAATACCAAGGCTGCAAGAAACCCCACAAAGAATGTCATCAAACGGTCTCGTGCTGATAGGTCTTTCGGGAGTGCTGCACCGATCATTGCAAACGCAGCGATGACAGCAATTTTTGTCATGGGAAGGTCCCAAAACCACTCATGCAGGGCTTTCATGGGCAGTCATGCTCCTGCTCTGCATTAATGACCACATCGAGGGAACGGGCCAGCGTTTCGGACACATGATCAGCGTCGTGGTCTTCCCACCGCAGCTGAGCAATCAGCTTGCAGACATCCCCGATTTCGTTTGTCTCAGGGCTTGGTTGAACGCTTCCGGGCGCGCTCACGCAGCCGGTCACGAACAGCGCCAAGATCACGGCGCTCAGATATTTTTTTGGCACGGTCGATAGCCTTTCGGGACCGGATCTGGGCTTTCAGGAGAGTGTTTGCGCCAACGGCCCTGTCATGGCGTTTCTGGCGCAGGAACTCGCCGGCAATGCCGACGAGAACCTTTTGTGCGATCGCGGCCAGGAGGCCGAGGAAAGCGCTCACGATGCGGGCTTGATATTGGGGTCGGTTGTAGGCGCACCGCCAATATCGCCGTCTTCGTCAAGGTCGATTCCGAGCCGTGCTTCAATCATGTCGACCAGCCGGGCCTGATCAATATCGAAGTAGTTCAGCGTGTCTGGAACAGCGTCCATTGCGTAGTTGAGCGCATTGGCAATCGCTTCGTTCCGCACATTGATCTCAGAACGTTTTTTCGCTGTTTCGTAGGCTTTCGTTCGCCCGAAATCGACGGCTTTCCAGAGGGCATCATCGAGACGGCGGGCGAACTGTTCATCGATTTCAATCCCGGTGCGTTCCTGAAAAGCCCCGATAGCCTGTCGACCAAGCCAGAGGACACCGAAGGAGACGACGGCAAAGACACCACTGATCACCTGATCAATGACCGGTGAGAAATCGACGGTTGTCTGCGCCAAGGCAGGCAGCGGAAAAAGAACAAGCGCCATCAGCGCCGCAAATGCAAAGCGGATCATGGGAGATCTCCGTTTTTGGGAAGGTGTGAGGCCTACGCCTCGTTTTGCGACAGAGAACCGTTTGCGGACTGTCGAACGGGTTTACCGCTTACCGGCACAGATGCCGGCCAGCGTGCGCTGAGAAGGCGCGACTTCGAGATACGAGCAACAGTAACAGCATTGGACTGGTTGCCACCAAGGACGTGATAGGCCTTGTCATCTTCGCCGGCATAGAACCCGACATGGCCTTGCCATCCACTCCGGGAGCCACGCCAGAACACAAGGATAGATCCTAGGACAGGCTCACACTGTACGCCGAACGGTTGCCAGTTCCGTGCCCCAAGTATGTTTTGCGGGCGCTCATCGTTGGGAGCCCCTACCCGCATGCAATGGGCCACGAACAGCCCACACCACGGGATATCATCATCTGGATAATGAAGGTCGAGGTCTTCTGCCCATTCCAGAATCTCGGGGTTGGAGCCAGGCCCCGCTTTCTCTCGGATGCCTTTTAGCCGAACGGCTTCGGTCATCCATGCTGGTTCAGTCGACAAAACAGGATTGTTAGGCTTCCTGCTGGCACTGTCGCTGAACATGGTTTTCAGCGTTATCGGACCGGGGTAAGCGCGGGCACGTAGTTTATGATGGACCTTGAAGTCAATCACTGCCGTTTGTGTCAGTAGTCCGGGCTTGCCATCAATGAGCCCCGTGTAAAAGCGCAGGTCCGATAGCCGGGTCTGCAACGTCCTAACCAAATCTTCGGAAAACTGCATGCCGTTTCCTTTCAGGCACAAAAAAACCGCCTTTCGGCGGGTGGGTAAGCTCTGGTCTTGTTCGGTGGTCAGAGATCGTCTTGGAAGAGATCGCGTGTCAGGTGCCAGTGATAGGCATCCTTACAGTGCCCCGGCTCCCGCAGCAGCCAATCGACAGCAGCGACCCACCAACGCCCCGGCAAGCCGAGCTTTCGACCACCAACCACCGCCAGCCGATAGACATAGGCCGAGGTTGTTGTATCCCCCTCCCCGCCCGTGCAGGCATTAAAAAGCCGGGACAGAGCCCGGCCAATCTGCATCACATGCCAGCGGAAAGTCACTGGATTTCTCCGGCCAACACCTGCGCGGCCCGTTCCGCCGTCAGGATGCCAATGGTCACGAGAAAATTCACACCATCAATTGTGCTTTGAAGCTGGAGATTGACCGCGGACAGGCGCGGATCGTCCACGATGCTGTACCAGTCATCAAGGACTGCCTTGATGGTTTCATTCTCAGTGCTGGTGTCTTTCCGTTTGTTGTTGATGGCGATGCGCTCAGCACTGGTGAACAGCATCTTGAATTCGACCGGAGACACTTCGCTGCGGCTTTCCGTTTCTGGCTCGCCTGCGACCGGCTCAGGCGGATTGGTGAAAGTATTGCCGTCATAGGCCGCACCTTGCACCGTATTCTCAGGGCACTCGACCCAGGTCCATTCAGATGGATAGCGGCCGGACGGGTCCCAGGAAATGACTTCAACCGCAATCCCGCTGACAATTCGTGCAAACTTCATTGTGTTCGTCCTTAGATCGGATTGAAGTAGATGATGACGGCACCGTCGCCGCCGCGACCGCCAGTGGCCCCGCCTGCGGTCGAACCTCCTGCTCCGCCGCCACCGCCATTGCCGCCATTGCCGCCAACTTGCGCTGCGCCGCCGCCGCCGCCGAAGCCGCCGTTTCCACCTAATTGGAAACTGACTGATCCACCGCCACCAGCGCCAGTGCCGCCTTCAGCCCCCATTGATTTGGATAGTGCGCCGCCGCCGCCATCCATATCATCCAGATCCCACCAGACAGCGCTTTGGCCGAACGGATCTGAGTACCCATAGGTCTGGTCGAAAGCGATGCCGCCCTTTGAAAACAATCCGGATACGGCGGTTTCATCGAGCGTCGAGCTCCGACCGGGGAAGTGACTGGACGCCCCTGTTCCATTGTTGGAGGGGCCGCCCCAGCCCGATCCACCTTCAGCCGCTGCTTCGAACCCGTCACCACGTGGCCCGCCAGATGATCCGCCGCCAAGTATCGTAGGCGAAACCACTGCGCCGCCGCTGCCACCTGTACGGTTGACATCACCGCCCGTGGCCGTGCCACCTGCAGCGCCAGCGGCTTTGCCGCCTTCACCGCCGTTTGCCACAAGGTTTAAGCCTTGAGCAGCGCAAACAACTGTTGTCGTTCCGCCGTTGTTGCCATCCACATTATGGATCGTACCAAGACCACCCGGACCAACGGTCACGGAAAGGACATCACCGGCATTGATATCAAGTTCTATTTCGGCCAGACCGCCCCCGGCACCCGGTCGCCGCTGGCCACCGCCGCCGCCTGGGCCGATGGCATAGACCTTGACTTTCCCGGTTTGGGGAGCCGTCCAACTGTACGCCCCGGCTGCAACGAACAGCTTTCTGCGCATGTATCCGTTCGATCCGGGCCCAAAAGCCGAGCTGATTGCAAAGGTGCCGCCTGATGTATCAGCAGCAGCGTTATCCTGACTGGAATACCTGCGCATTTAGCCTCTCCGGTCGCCAATGAGTTGAACTGAAATGGGGATGTTGCTTTGAATGAAGAGCTTCCAGCCCGCCTCGATCCGCACAGGCTGGATTAAATCCCAACCCCTTTTTGCAACGATGAAAGCTGGATGGATCTTGTGCTGATTGCCCGGAGCTTCACCCGCTGTCAGATACACAGCTTCAAGGTTAGCGTCCGTGTCACTATCGTTGCAGAAGTTGATGGTGAAGGTTCCGGCATCATCAGACGCCATGCCCCCGCCCGTGATGTCTGTTTGAACGCCTGCGGCAAGTTCAGACGGTATCAGCACACCTGCATTTAACGTCATTAGATCATACTCCTGTAGGCGATCGAGCTGATTTCAGGCATCCACCCCGGTGTTGATAGGTCATCGCGCCAGCGCAGATCCGGGCCGTTCCGGACACCGACAAGCATGCGAGGCTTTGGCGTGACGGTGATCCAATCAAGGCCTGTCCAGATCGCGATCTTGTCTATGTGCCCCACCCAATCACCAGTAGGAGCAGCACCAATAAGCCAAGACTGGCCAGCCTCCGGATCGGCAGGTGGATGGTTTTCGATCGCTTCAACGGATTGATAAAAACCAACCAATGAAATCAGGTTGGATCTCAGGGCCAGCTGTTGAAACAGCCAGTCGAAAAGGTCCTTGTCTGCTGGCCCGCATTCGAAACCACCATCGATTTCTTCTTGCGTCGGAGCGCGGGGCGTTCCGTTCGCTGCCCAATTTGTAAGTTCCGTCATTCGTCACACCCATATGGATCAATCTCGACAGGGCAGCTCCATCTGCCGTCACAAAGTCCTGCCCAACCGGCACCAAACCCCCAGACCGGACCCGTCGCCGTTTCCAGAAAGGGTTGAATGCCTGGCGCGATAGGCAGGACGCGAAATGCAAGCTGGATTTGTTCCGTTTCAGAAGCAGTCAGAGCCCGACCGGGACCGACCGCGACCCTTGCGCCGCCGAGGTTCCGGACATTCGCCGTGGCGCCCCAGATATGCGCGGCGGCTATTTCGAGCGAAACGACATCAAACAACCTGAGAACCTGATAGCGACGAGCCAGAAGATAGCCCCGGTAAACCTCATCATCGGACTGACACAGGTTGGTGTTCCCACAAACACAGTGACAACGCGGCCAGCCAAGTCGCTTTCCAACATTGGTGAGCTGATCACCAACCCCGGACAGGATTTCATGCTCTTCCGGTATTGTGCAGATCGCGTCAGCAACATCGGCAATCTGTTCGAGGCCATGCCGGATAACGGCGATGAGATTAGGGCTCTCCCTGTATTGGGTCCTGAGGCGGCTCAAGCCGTCATCTATGACCTTCTCACGGTCAAAACACGTCATCAGGCAAACACCACATCATCAGAGGCAATTGACATGATTTCATAGAAGTCCAAAACGAGCGGGCCATCGGCCAAGACTTCCTCATCGAACGCGAACCGGGCACCATTCACCGTTATAGTTGAATAAGCAGACTCAATCGTCCGTCGAACAAGCTCAAGGGATGCGTTGACGCCATTCGCCGGCCGGGTTTCCCCGGCTGTCATCGCGGCGAGAAGACCAGAGATTTCCGCATCAGTGGGAGGCGGGCAGCCGGAACGGTCCGGTGTCTTGGTTATGTCAAGCTCGACGCGGACCCGGCGCACAGTTGGACGGATGATCCGGATTGTGCGGCATTTCCCCGAGATTGTAGCCTCGACCGCAACGTTTCCAAACGCTGTGATGCCAGGAACGATGTACTGCCAAGAAACAGCGGCGATATCCTCATCCGTTCCCCCTATTGCGGCAACGCTGACGGAATTACGCGGCTGGCCGGTTGAAAGTGTCTCGCCGGTCGAATTGGAGTAGATCTTTCCCCAGGTCACACCTTCGACAGCCAAAAGGGCTCGCTCAAAATCGGCTTCATCAATATGAGCCACATTTTGATTGGTGATGGCCTGGCGCAGGTGAACGTCGGTTTCACCTGGCAGTTTTTCCAGCAGTCGGATTCGGGCCAGATCCACCAAGCGTGTGCCTTCCGCTTGGTTAGGGTCATAGGACTGGTGAACGTCCTCCGCCAATTCCCAAAGGGATGCAGCAAACTCTGCCAATACGCCATTGAGCTGCCCAAAGGGACTGTCAGCGGTCTGGATGACCCCCGGCCCGAAAGCATCCCGCATGGCGGCTTCTTGCTCTGCAAGGATCACGTCCAAAGGCTTTCTGACAAAACCAGTTGGCGTCACACCATATTCGCTCACAGGGACACCTCTTCATCGTAAATCGTGGCAACACTGATGCTGGATGACTTCAAGTTTCGTGTTGCCCGGTCAAAGGTTGTGCTGAACCCGGTCACTTCGGTGACACCATCGGTATCCAGCAAGCAGGATTTCATGACGGCATCCGCCAGCACCGGATCAAACCGTTTGCCCATGACATCGGTTAGCCACGGCACACCACTTTGCAAATCAAGGAACCATTCACCCTCGAATGATTGGAGCCGCTGGCGAGCGTGTTGGCCGATCGCTTCAGAGTTGCGGACCATCGCCAGGTTGCCGGTTTCGTCCAGATGGAGGTCATATGGACCTGTCTCAGGACCGGTCATGGCTGGTGCTATGCGTTCGGTCAAAGCGCCATCCCCCTAAGCTTTCCTGCGATGTCCGCGTATTGGTCGCGATGCTCCAGCTCGTGGATCATGCCTTTGGAAGATCCGATTTTCACGTTGAGTTTGTCGCTTGCCAAAAGCTCGGCAAGCTGTGCCAACAGATCAAACCAGTTGCCCTCAGCCCCACGCATCCGGTACTTGCCGTCTTCGCTCATTTCGATGGCGAACCGCCCGTCCTCGCTCCGGATTTCCATGTTGTCAGTGTTGAAGTTCTTGATTGGGTTGGTGAGAGGTTCCCCACCATCAAGAAAGGCTTCCATGTCCGACAGAGACTTGCTGCGTTTGTCCTTGGGCGCGTTGTAGGAGCCTTCCGTGTGAAACTCCTCGGAAGATCGCATCTGCGGCCGCAATGCCACCCTGTCACCCTTTTTGACCGGTGTCGTCACAACGAACCCGCCCATGCGCTGAAACCGCACTGGAACTTCCTGAAGCACCGGCATTTCCACTTCTTGACCGTCGTGGATTGGCAGGTAGTCCGGTTTCACCGATATGGTTTGCGTCTCAGGATCGAAACTCTCCACCGTCCCGGTAAGCTCGCCCCAATCTGCCTCGCTTTGCTCCTGAGCCTGAGCTGCGGTGACTTCCCGGTCTGCATTCGTTGTCTTGCCGCGATAACCAATGCTCATCTCACGCCCTCATCCACCTTGCTGCCGGAAGCGCTTTCACCGTGAAGGGTCATCTTGAAGTCGCCCTCTTGGTTGTCCCCGTCGAAATCAACGGTAGAAGCACGAGCCATCCCGCTTGCGAACTCGCTTTGATATTGGAACAGCCGGTTCGGCCTGGCGTCGGGGTTCAACTGAGCCGATACCTTGACGCCGTTGTCTGTGACGGTCGGGCTCCCGATCATTCCGGTGTCTTCGTTGATCCGAAGAGTGCCAGAGAGGAACCCATCTGAAGGAATGATTTCCAAGACCTCATTCTGGATCGACCAGTAGAAGCCATTTCCACGTCCCAGAGTGTTCAACTCCCGAACACAGGCACCGCACATGCTGTAGGGCCGCTTCAACGTTCGGATATCATCCGGGAACTTCCATTCGCCGCGGCCGATGCCTTGCTTCTGAAGGTCTTCAAAGATCCGCTCGACAACATCCGGGATCGGCGTTCCCTTTTGGATCGTTTCGCTGATCGTTGCTTTTCGGAATGCCTTGTCGCCATCGCCGCAGTAAATCGTTGTGATGATGTCCGGCCCGACCCGTTCTGATTCTACATCCCGGATGCGACCCTTGCCGATGATCCCGACATTCCCGCCACCCTGAGGCGGCAAATACCCTGCTTCCAGCGTCAAACCTTGAAACTCCTTGCCAATGGAGTTCCGGCTGCTCTTAGACAGGTTGAACAGCTTCACCTCGATTTGGTTTGGTGATCCACTGATTGTCTTGGACACCTTGAATTGAACCCTGATCTGCGGTCCATCCAATCCGCCTGGGTTTATCCTTGGTCCACCCTCGATCGACACCCGGACCTTACGCAGCCAGTGCAGCATCTATTTCAGCCTGTGTTGCGTGATAGAGTTTGGCCGTGCCCTCGATGAAGCTGTTCCGGCTCGGGTTTTCCGCCGCGTCGACAAACAAAACGCCGAGCCCAAGATCGAACGGTTTCAGAAGATCCACACCGGCAACGATGCGCCGGCCAGTCAGAACGGGGGCATCATCAACTGCCAGATCGAAAGACCAGCGTTTGGTGAAATCTGAATACCAGACCACCAATGTGGTGCGGCGCTGCCCCATTAGAACAGACAGTTGCTGCCGGGGGTTGTCGGTCAAGAAGATCCTGATCATCCGAAGATCCGCTTTGCGATGGATAGGTTTTCAGCTTCCGGGACAACGGTTGTCATGCTGTCACCGATATGGACGACAGGCGAAGCCTTGTTGATGATATCGCTTGCCACGTTGCTGGGAGTAAGGGGCGCGGCACCAAGGCCTGGAACACCGTCAAGCAGACCCCCGAAGTTTCCGAGATTGCCAAGACCGGTGAGGCTTCCCAGACCGCCAAGGCTCGGCAAGCCACTCAACCCACCGAAGCCACCCAAACCACCGACACCGAACCCCGAAGATCCAACGATCTTCACTTCTTTCAGGGTAACGGTTGCCGACAGGATCTTCGAATGCCTGGCATCCCGTTTTGCCTGAACAGACTGCACCAGCATGTTTTTGTAGGTAGACAGGCCGGTGTTGAGGCTGAAAGGCTCCCGCTTTTCCTGAAAACGGATCAGCTCTTGAAACGTCGCTGAAGCGTTCTCGTCCGCAATCTCAAGGACAACTTCCTTGGGCTTCACATAGGCGTGGTCGTTCGCCTCTGCACCGCTCTCAATCGGATTGCCTGTGATCTCCAACTCCGAAGTATGCTTCTCACTGATCAGGCAATCGACCTCGACCGGGCCGATGGATTTGGAAAAGGCGATGACAGACATCAGAAGGACGGGCTCGTTTCGATTTGTGACCGTTGTTTGCCAACGCTATTGGCCACCGCATCACCGGATGCACGGGCAAGGGCTCCTGGAGCCTGCGCGGCTTCAGTAACTTGCTGATGGATCTCGATGTTATTGGTCATGGACTGATCGCGGTGATCCTGACGGGCATCTGTGATGGTTGCAGTTGCCGCGTTCTCGGGCGTCATCTGAGCAAGGCGGGCACTGATCTCAGAAATTCGTTGATTGAGTTCAGCGTTTGCGGGTTCGCTTGAACTGGGAGAAACAGCCGCATCGAAGCGAGCACTAAACGCTTCTGGCTCCAGTTCCAACCCTTCCGAAATACCTGGCAGCCGAACCTCTGGCTCCGGTAGGGCCACGGTCAAAGCATCAGGTGTTTCCGACGTGTCGACAGTTATCGACGGCGCACTTAGAGAAATCGGAGATTGAACGGCTTTCCCGATTGAGGTGGCATTCTCTCCGGACGCATACCCAGAAGACTTGAGTCCAGCGGAGGCCTTTCCTGCCCTGTCTGGCATCTGTTTCCGGTCACCTTTTTCCAATGGTGCCGCTTCTTCCGATTGCGCTGCTGTCTGAGAGAACTCTTGTGAAGCCTGCGCACGTTCTAGCGCAGCTTGACGCTCCCACGGCGCAACAAACACATTTCGCCGCCACCACCCCATGCCTTCAGACTCTAACTGTTTATCAATCAGTGCGTCATCTTCGAGATACTGGATACCAGCATCCAGAACCGGGTTAACGCCAACGGCGACACGCCCACCCAACTTTGCGAAAAAGGTGTCCCAAGTGGTGGAGAGGCGATCGAGATTGGCCTGACTGTCAGCAAGGACCCGGTTGAGGTCATCCAAGACCGCCCCGTCGACCTCGGCACCATTTACCGATTCCAGAAACCGGTCGAAGCTCTCCTGGCTGGTGATCAGAGACTGCATACCAAGTTGCAGCTCCTTGTCGGTGAACAGCAGTGGCAACTTGGTTAGATCGCCATCGATCGTCGCTTTAGAGATATCGACGAAAGCTTGCAGAACGTCTTCACCATTCGCCCGAGCAGCATCCAGCTCAGCCCGGAGGTCGATACCAAACTTTGCAAACTTATTGGATGTCTCTTCGGCAAAGATTTTCTGGAACACGTTGCCAAGCTGAGTTGCGGCAGATCCGGCGCTGCCGGTGTCTTCTCGAACTGTTTGCAAGTAGGCAATGAGCCTCTGCAGCCCATCCTGCCCGGTGTACCCGAGGCTCGCAAACGAGTTGGCCAGCTCGGGAATATGCTGCGCCATATCTTTGAGTTCGAACTGTCCAGCTTTACCGCCCGACACCATGATATCGAAAGCGGTTTGCATGTCTGCGGCGGTCAGTTTCAGGGCCGATGAAGTCTTGAGTGCAGTATTCGCGATGTCCGTTGTCGACGCACCGGCTGCTTGGGCGGTCGCAAGGACTGACGGAAGAAATGACATTGCCTCATCAAGATCCAAGCCTGAAGCGACCAGAGTATCAAGGCCCTGCACTGCGTCTTGGATAGGCAAACCAAAGCCCAGAGCCATGGTTTGGACGGTTTCACCAGCTTTGGCGGTATCTTCCGCTGTGGCTCCAGCAGCAATCCCGATCCGCGTCATTTGGCGTTCGAAGCCCGCAAACTCCTTATAACCTTTGGCGCCCGCTGCCCCGACAGCCGCACCAGCAACAGTGGCCGCTACACCAAATTTCTTCATACGGTCAGAACTGGCTCGGGCTGACTTTTCCGCCTGGTCCAGGCCTGAATTGAACTTTGTAAGGTTTCCTTGGCCTTCAAGCTCATATCCAAGCACCGCAACAAGTTCATCAACCACTGTCATGATTTATGTGCCTCTCTGGCCGCAACCGCGACTGCCGCCCGAAGGTCAAGGGCTTCGTGCATATCCAAAAGCTGATCTAGTGTGACCGCTTCACAATCGAGAAATGAACACAGCGGGGGCTGTGCCAATGCCGGTCGGTAGAGGAAGTGATTAAGGTTGGGAGCTATTTGGCGGACTTCTGAATTCGAAAGATGTTCCGAACGATAATCATTGCCAAGGCGACCGGGCCATTCGCCTCGCTCCCTGCGGAAAAATTTCCGAACTGGACTTCCATTACGAAATCAAAGACCTTTTCGGCTGTTTCCAAGTCCCCGCAGAAATCGTCTTCCAAGTCCAGATGGTCATAGATGCCCGATGGACGTTTCACCTGCGCGTTTGAAATCACACGCTGCTTCAGATCAACGAAGGCCGACGCACCGTGGACATTTATAACCTCTGAGCAGGCCGCAAAGGCAGCTACATCCGCAAGAAACCGTTCCTTTGGGTCGGTCGTTGACAAGATGGCCATCAAACCGGGCAAGTGTTTTGCACCTGGCCCTGCAAGGCGGATGATTTCCGTGAGTAGCAGATAGGCGTCTTTTGCAGCTAGAGGTTCTACCCTATACTCGGCGCCCGCGATTTTCTTTTCTGGCATTGGAGCTTCCCGTGATTTTGCCCACAGTCCTTTTGATTTTGGCAGCATTGTGCGCAATCGGCGCAATCCGTGCGCTTCTCAACACTGTGTTTAAGGTCAACGCATTCGGCGGCCGGAGCCGGGCAAGATCGCTCCGGGATATGGTGCTTTATCTTGCCCTAACCACGCTCATGATCACTGCTGCGTCGATGACCCGTTAAGCTCCGTTGTTCTCGTTGGGAACGTTTGGCGTCCAGTCACCGGTTACGATGACCCACTCACGGACAACAGCATTCTTGCCCTTGGAGTCATCCGGGGCGCGCTGAACAAAACACTTGTCCGCGGTTCCGCCCTCGCCCGATCCCGAGTCCATCAGATCGAATGGAAACGCAACCAAGCGGCCAGCGCGTTGTTGCTTCCACTTCTCGATGAGGCGCCGATGTGTCGGGCTGGTGTGTTGAAGCTTGATTGTGATTGTCGCGGACCGGTCGGCGGTCTGGGAAAAGATGGAGGAGCCATCGGCACCAACCATCATTTCACCGACATCGGCGCCTTGGGAAACAACGATTGCGTCGTCGCCGTCGAACAGGCCTTTGACAGCAACACCGTCTAGGGTCGCTGCCACGTTGATCATGGAATAGGCTGAAGTCTGAGCCATGACAAAAGCTCCCTTAGAACGTCATCTGATAGCGGATGGTGGTGTAATGCACAGCGCCGGCATAACGGAACCGGACCTGAATCTCAGGCGCGATCCGTTTTTTGCGCTGGCTTTCAGGAACATCAAACACGCTTGGAATGATGTAGGTGATAGCCGGTTCGTATTCCCCGGTTTCCGGGTTGAGGTCATCAGCAACCAGACCGGCGCGGAATGCCTGCTTCATGACAATACGGGCCGCGCTGGCAAGTTGTTGCATGCCAGGATCGGTGTATGGCACCCGCGCATTGTTGAGAAGGATTGCAAGCAACTCTTCTTCCGTACGAGCAATGATCCAATCAGTGGCATGGATTTCATCGATGAAGACATCCGGCGTGAGGGTTGACCCTTCCACCACGAAGTCTCGGCCGCCAATGTCGATGTAGGTGTTGGCCATGTGGCCCGCGGACTCGGATTGTCCAAGCTGCGGCGTAAATCCAGTGATTGCTTGCACAGCGGCAGACCCGACATTGATCGGAGAAACAGTTTTCAGCCGCTTGTACTTGGCCGTATATGCGCTGTCGGCTTCATCAAAATTGAAGGTGCCGAGCATAGCTGCCAGAGCGAATGCAGCGAACTCATCTGCGTCGTCATGATAGAATGTCCAGGTCCGTTCCACGGTCCCTTTGTGGCGAGCAGAGATGTTCGTGGCATCAGCCGGGTCTTCATGATTGGCGTCGTTGGTATCAAGGCCAGACTGCTTATTCTTGGCCTCTGTCCACTCGACGATCCCGTCACAGATCGCAGTGTCACGCAACGCGCTCTCGATACCAAGCCAATACCAATCGCCATCGATGTCATAGATAGCGTCCAGCGCGGTCTTCATGGTGGCCGCATCTGTCACTGTGGCGCTGTTGTAGAACGCAGCCTTGACCTGCAATGGACGCGGGTTTTGCGCAAAAGCCTGATTTGCAGCTTTGTAGAAATCATCTGTAGACGCAAAATCGGCAGCAACTTCCTCCATCGATCCGTAGACCTTGGTGAGGTTGTCTGCATCGAGCTTTCCGGCAACCGCCTTGGAGGTTAGGAAAAGCGCCACGCCGAAGCCGCGACGACTTGGAAACGCGTCATTGCGTGACAGAGTCACGTTGACGGTTCTCGAATATGGGATCCGAGCCATTCGTGAAGTCCTTCATGCTATTTTGAATAGTGGGCAGTCAGGCCCGGGAAATGCCGATGCTGTACTCTTCGATGACATCGACAACTGCGCCGTCACGGATCAAGCCGCGAACAGCTACGTTCATTTGCGCACGGGGTTCCCATGCTTTCTTGACCCAATCCGGAACTGAGTTGATCGGGCCGGTTTCATGTACAGTCAGCGCCGGCAGAAGTGGTTCCAAGCGCTGAGACAGATGAACAACGCTTTTCACCTTGCGCAGGCTGCCCGTTGGCGCGTCACCATAGGCATGCACTGAGAAATCCCATTCCCCTTCGATGACGGGGGTGGCCTCGATTTCAGGATTGCCCTCTGAATTGAGGGTTTCCGTATCCCTATATTCGATGTTCTGCGGCATTTCCCGCAGTTCGCGGAAGGCCGTGAAATTGACCATCAAATAAGGCGTCGACGGTCGATCGCCACTCTGGTGGGCCTTGATAACCTTCAGGCCGGTTTGATCCGCCAGCCAGCGAATAAAGGCTTCCCAAACATCTGTATCAGTCATGAGGTCAGCCCCAACACGCCACGGGTGAAGCCGCCCTCTTCCCTCGGCCAAACGTACATGACCCGGTAGGTTTCACCGCCTGTTTCGATATGATCGTCAACCGCAAGATCCCAGCGGGACCAGATCAACCACTTGGCCTCTGTCCGGATACCTTCTGGAAGGTCTTCAAGCTGCCTGCCGCGCATCGGCTGAACTGTGGCTTGAATGTTCTGGCTTGTTTCAGCGCCGGCAATCCAATTACCATTCTGGTCGTATTCCCCAGCGTCCCGGGTCTTCAGAACAACCGTTTTGGCAAGCGCGCCGACTGCCAGAGAAACATCAAGCATCGTCCACCTTCCAAGTCACGGCCTGGCGCATCTCGCCGGTATCAATCAGCGGATTGCTTGAGCCTTTGCGTTCTACTGTCACCGGGCTGTTCGGCGGCGAAGACAGGTTAGTGATTTCGCCCTGGATGTGGCCTTGAGCCAGGACGCCAAGCTTGGACAGAACGGTTTGCAGAGCCGTCTGCCCTTTCAGGATCTTGGCCGCGGATTTCCTCATATGCCCCCGGTACTCCGACCGGTGGTCCGCCATGGCATTATGAAGAAAGGGCCGCTCCGGTATCGGGCCGCCCCATCCGCCACCACTTGTTCCGAAGTGGTTCCAGATCGCTCTTTGAACGATATCTGCACCAGCCTTGCCAGCCGGGAACCCAACCTTGACCCGGTTAGGACCACGGGACAGAGCCGATGTATCAAGTTTCATCCGCGTGTTTCTGCGGACCTTGATTTTGAACATCAGACGATCAACGGGCCTGTGAAGTTCTTGCGCATCAGCTCAAGATACCGGGCGCCATAGCTCGTTTTCCGGTATTCATCCGCAACTGTTTCAGACTTCTGATCTGATTTAGATCGTCCTTCATAAGTCACAGAGACATCGCCCACCTTCATGGCAGATACCGGGCCAGATTGAGCATTCGAAACGCTGCGGCCCTCTGCGATAGCCTTGGAGCGTTCCGGTTCTCCCTCCATGGACAGATTATGAGCCGTCAGGAGGTTGACCGCTACAGGCCGATCCCGTTCCAGCCAGTTTGTGCCCACGGCGGCGTCCGTTTCCGCGAGGATCATATCAACCAATGCGTCAGAGACGGGGCTGAACTCGGGGAACCGGGTTTTGAATTCTGCTGCCGTGGGCATATGCGTTACTCGCCTTGTGAGCCGTTCTGCTGATCAGTGGCCGAACCGTCGTCAGATCCTTCACCGGAACCGCTTTCTTGGCCCTGAGCAGCCGCTTTCGCAGCGTCCAGAGCTTCTTGAAGCGTTTCCAGTGAAGAACGGCGGTTTTTCTCAATTCCGAGCTCGGCCAGTTCAGCGATCAGAAGATCCTTCTGGGCTTTTTCGGCATCCTTGTCAGTGTTGTCTGCTGTGTCTTCCGGCTCTTCAGCGAAGATCACACCAGCATCACGCCAGGCTTTGACCACCTGATGTTCTTTGATGATGTCCCACTTTTCGACAAGGACCGTGCCACCGGCTGGGATGACAGGGCCACCCGGCAAACCGAGCGGGCCCTCATACTTGGAAGTAACGTTGGTCATCAGATCCCGTCTCCGTAGCGAACCTCTTTCGGGCGCCGGATATCCAGACCGCCAAGACGGAATACACCTGGCACAATCCAGCTCAGCGGTCCGTCCTGATAGACAGGCAAGAAGCGATGCGGCATCGGGATGTGCATCTTCAACACCTGCGGATTGCGGCGATACGCAATCTTGCGGTTGGTGCCTCCTGCCCCGGCTGTTTCCAGCCCCCGCACAGCACGAATGGTCAACTGCTGACCAGTCATGGCTGTGTAGGTATTGTTCCGGCGCAGGAACTCCAGAATGGTCATCTGGGTGTCACCTAGCCGGTTGGTCGCCAGAAAGTTCAACTTCGGATAAGGCAGCAACAGTGTGTCTGCCATGGAGGTGTAGGCCGTGTCGGTGGCGACTGCCAGGATGACATCATTCACGTCCTGAAGGATCTGATCCTCTGTAGCCGCACCCCAGCCACCATTGGTCGCTGAAGCCGCTGTTACGCCAGAATTGTTGATCAGACCTTGGAAGCCTTTGGTGGCATCGCCGTTCAATGCGACACCATCAACCATCTCTTCGTAGGCCCGACGTGCTGCAACAGCGTCATCGGCTTGAAGATTGATACTGAGCATCATGGCATGGTTGATGTCTTCATAGCCCCAGCCGTAGCCGATCGCCGCCATGTGGACCGAGGTCTGATGTTTAGCCCGTTCAGTGCCGGCAAGCGGGACATCGCTGGCGTTGCCGTTGATCCAATCCGCCTTACCAAACTTGTCGGAGCTGTAATAGGTGACCGTCTGAGCCCAAGGATGCCCGGACGTATCCACCGGGATCAGGGCCGGATACTGGATATCCGGATAGACCGTTTCATTGACCTCACGTTCAATGTGTGTGGTCTGCGAAACAACAAAGCCGAGTGCGGCTTGAGCGTCGAAATTCAAGCTCATGGTTCAGATCCTCCGTTAAACGTCAAGATTGACGCGGAGCTGAGCCAGCGCGCCGTTTGCTGCGGATGTCTCCCAGCGGCAGCCTGACAATTGCAGGCCGTTGCTCGAACCAACATCCGCGTTGGAGAAGGTGCCGTTTGTCAGGTTGATCCACACAAGATCACCGGCATCAACGCCACCGGCATCGGTGACAACCACCCAGATCACGCCTTTGCGCATCAGCAGAGTGGACTCGTACTGCCCACGCTTGTCAGGGGTGGCCGGATTGGTGGAGCGTTCCCGGACGGTGATCCCAACAATCTCAGACACACCGGTCAAAGTGGCCGTTGCGCCTTTGTCGTTGGAACCTTGAGCAACCGGAATGCCGAAACCGAAACCTGCCGCATCCTCGACGGTGCGGGAGATCAGTTCCTTGTGTTCGGTGTTGACGATCTGACCGGCGCGGGCCGCATCCATCGTCTCATTGTAATTGGTCTGGACTGCCATGGATTAGGCCTCCTGTTTCCAGGCATCGGCCAGGCGTTTTTCATAGTCAGCCTGACCGTTGTCGTTGATGTTTGGGGTGGTGTCGCGGCCCTTCATTGCATCAGCAAACGGGTCGGCTTTTTTGGCGTCTTCGGCCAGGATGTCGAAACGAACATCAACATAGGCTTCAGGCTTGCCAGCAATCGCGGCGTCACCGAGTTTGGCAACAACAGCGGCCTTACGGATCTCTGCGTCAGACAAGCCGTCTGTTTTGAGATCCTTGGCGATGGTTTTGGCAGTGGCGATCAGATCCGCCCGAGCTGCAACCTTTGCATCAAGAGCCGCGCCATCAATGACCTTGGATTTCAGATCATCGATTTCGGCGTCCTTCTTGGCCAGTTCCGCGTCTTTGGCATCAAGAGCTGCCTTGTGAGCGGTTTCAGCATCGGCAAGCTGTGTTGCGAGTGATGCCTTGTCGTTTTTCAGACGGTCAATGGCCGTAGCGCCCGCATCGGTCGTTTCGACCAGCAAGCCATCGACCAGCACTTTTTGCAGATTGTCAGCCATAGAGCCGTTCCTTTCGTCTGCTGTCTGGGTGGTTAGCGGGCTTGCGCCCCATTCCGCACCGTCCCCGATGCGAGCTTTGGAACCGGCGCGGCCACGGTTGACGATGGCCACGTGGTTGATCCTGATGTTTTTCTGAATCGCGTCGTACTGCTGGCCGTCTGGTGTGGTGCCAGGCTCAAATGCCAGATCGCAGTGGTAGCCAGCAGACAGTTCGCGTTTGCCGTCCTGCACTGCCTTGATTGCTGCCCCATCCATCACGATCAGGGGGACACGGACAAAATCACCATCGCGGGCAACTTCATCCCCGATGGAACCGACCGAATGGTTCTTCCAATTGTCCGCTGTGACCGGCTCTGCCGGGTGATCGTTGGTGACGGGCCGATGCGCATATGACGCTAGGCTGGCCTTGTCGAAGACCTGCTCGTCGGGCCGGTAAACCCGCACAGTTGCCAATTCCGGTCGACCGGCTTCCGCGCCCGTGTAAACCTGAATGCCGGTTCTGGCTGTCCGGACATCCGCGACCAGATAGCCATCAGCCGTCATTCGCGTACCGGCCACCGCCGCAGCGTCAATAAATTGCATGATTTCTGACCTTTGATCCGCTACGATCCCCGGCATGTCCGACGATCTGGAAAAGCGCCTGAAGGCAATGGAAATGGCCATTCACAGCCAAACCGTTGCGATGCGCCACATGGCTCAAGATGTGCGGGAACTGTCCGAGGCCATCGAAGCGATAGCCTTGCAGCTTTTCAAACGTGATGACGTTGAACGCATTCCCGATGAGACTGAGGCAGAACGGCTCCTAGGCGACGTCCTGGAGCAATTTTCCGCGGGCCGTGGGCCTGATGCTACCCGATAAGCTGTTGGGCGATCAGGCCGGCTTCGACTCGCGTCATTGTCACTTTTTGACCGAACTGTGCGCTGATGTAGATTTCTTCTTCGGCTGGCTCTTCATCTAGCTGCATCACGCGATCAAACGATGCTGGCGCATGGTCTTCAATTTCCAGAACGACGGTCTTTGTGCCTGTCAATTCTTCAACCTCGACAACTTTGTACTTCAAGCCGCTTGGCAGAATAACTTGTTGTTCGTGCTTGTTAATTTCTGATGCTAAATTGGTGAAAAGCGCCTTCTGACCTTTTTTCGCCCGGATTTCGAACACAACACTGTCTCCGGTCCCGAACTTGCCAATTCGACCTCCCCACTGCTCTGCAAATTTGCGACTCGTTGTCGTACTCTGAAACCCGTTCATCGTGATGGACTTGCCGACAGAGTCCTTGCTTATAGAGGTATACAGTTCAGCGTGTTTGACACCTCTGAAGAGCTTAGCGTCTGAAACCAGCTCTGATTTTGAAATGGCGCTGTCCATAGATTTCGCCATTTCGAGGATAGACTTATCTTTGGAACCTTCACGAATAGACGAATTCAATTTCAGAAAACCGTCACCGTTGTAGAAATCCAGGTAAGCCTCTTCCTCTGAAGTCAGTTTTTCACGCAATCGAGCGATTGGTTTTTGTTGATCATTTTTGGGTTTTTGAACCTTGATGGGCTGGACTTCTGGCGCTTTCTCTTTGATCGGCTTCTTCTTGATCTTCGAGATGGCTTCATGCGGCGGAGCCTTGGGTTCGCTTTTTGCCGCACCTACCCGTGCGATCTCAGAACTTTTTGGTTTCGGGGAAGCTTTGGCCCGCGTCCGCTGTGCCTGTTTTTTGGGCTTCTTGGTAGACTTCCGATTTTCGCCGGCGCTTAAGGGTAGCAGCTTCCCTTGGCTTGCAAGCTCGGCCTTAACCTCACGCTCTTCATCATCATCAAAAAAGACAACACCGATCGCGACACAGCGGCATTGGACAGGTTTACCTGGAGGCAATCCCTCTTCCGCGTCCGTCGGCTTCCCCCATTCATACATGCGGTTGTTTAGTCGCTTATGCAGCGGTCTGACTCTCTCATCCGCGCTAGTCATCCACCTGTAGGCTTTAATGCCGACTTGTTGCTGACGGATCGAGTTCAGGTCGCTGTTGAGTTTCGACGTTTGATCTCGCGCAATCAGACGGGCGCGTTTTTCCGGGATCTTGAATACATCCTGCAGTTCCTTGCGGAGCTTCTCGGCAGACCGACCCTCGATCTTGGCCGCATAGACCGTCTGTTCAATCCGCTTGATCGTGTCATCCGCAAGCGACGTGATCAAAGAGGCATTCCGGGCCAGGGCATCCCTGAGATAGTCTTCCAGATCCTCCTGCCGGATCACGGCGGCCAGATCGATCCCGAGGGCTGCCTTAGCTGATCGCATGAATGTATCGGTGTGGCGCTGCGTCTCCAGATCCAAGATCCGGCGCACCATCTGTGTTGCAACTCGTGTCAACTCGACCCGTTTGCGGCGCAGCGGTTCAAACCAGCTCTCGTCGTCCTGCGTCAAACGGATATCACGGCGATGCGCCTGATAAGCCGGAAGGACGGTCAAGCGGATCTCGGCAGCTATCTCCCGAAGCAAACGGCGCAGCACAGTCCGATACTCGATGACAGAGGCCACACGCTCATTGATCGGGGCCAGGCGAACCTCTGTTCCCTTTGGCCTATTGACCAGTTTGCGGATATCGATTTGAACCATCAATCCAGAGGTGTTTCTTGTATAGTGAACCCGTGCTTTGCCAGAACGGCTTCAAAGTGCGCTTTACCCCGTAGGATCGGGCGCGGATCATCCGGCCCAAGTGCGGCGATTTCGGCAGGCGTCATGCCGTCAACGCTGACAAGGCATTGACCGATGGCGGCGGCGAACTGCGCTGACGTGAATTCTTCGGTATCGTCAGGGACGATCTGGCCGGAAAGAACCCCGACAACGCGAGCGGTCGCGGCGCTGTCCAAAACCACACGCCATTCGACGCCGTCCTTAAGGATCTCAATGCCGTCCCCAGCGACATAGCCGAGGGGAAGCGCCATTACCTGAAATGACGGCCATACAGCGGCCGGCGCAGCGACAATAAGTGATTTCCTCATTGGATGCCCGCCTGTTTGCTCATAAGGGTTTCTGCTGCACGACGTAGGCTGCCGGTCATGGCGCTTGTAGGGATCATCGTCAGGCCGTAGATTTGGCCGTTCAGGTTGAAGCTTGAGGCTGACGGGAAATAGCCAAGCTCCCAGTTCGCGGCGTAAGGCGTCGTAAGGTTCCGGTATTCAATCAATGACGGTTCGTTCTGCGGAATTGCCCGATACAGATCGTCCCGGCTTGTGCCGCTGAATTGGGTCGCTGAATTGCGTGTCTTTACATGAATATCCGTGCCTGCCCACGGCGTGGCGATATGTGGCGTCCCCGTGTCGTTTAGCGTTGCAACGATCCAGTGCCCGCTGCTTTGGGAAATCGGTATATAACTGGTATCATCCGGGTTGATGCCGAAGAACACCGACAGGCTGGTGTCGACAGGAACGCCAACGATCTGCAACCCGTCATCGACCTCGAACACCAGCGAGTAGACAGACGGAAGGCCTGCTTCTTCGATGTGGTTTTCGCTGTATACGGCTTGGTATGGGGTGGCGGTGTAACCTTCTTCAATCTGTGGTGCAGCAATCCTGATCGTGATGTCGATATCAACACCGGATGCAAAATTGAATGCTATCCCATAACTGTTGTTCGTGTTGTTGTTTGCTGCCGTGCCCGTTTGCTCTGTTCGAACCAATTCGTCGGTTAGCGACAAACTGACGTTGTCAAACACGGTTGTTGCACTTGGTTCGCAGCGGTGCTTGATCGTTGTAATGTTGTCGGTAGTGCCGCCAACAAGCTTTGTATAAACGCTTTGCGTGATTGTTTGCCCTGATACAGAGGTTCCAAAAAAGATTTCAAAGTACGCTACATGAAAAACGTTTGTAGTCGTCCCTTGAAACCGAACGTCTATGTACGGCAATCCGTTTTCTACGCCGGACCCTACAAGCGAACTGCTGACGCCATTGGTGTTGCTTGGGTTCAGCATCCCGGTTGAGCTAAGGGTTGCAACACCGCTGTACGGATGCAAATTCCGCCGATCCGTCAAAGCCCACTTACGCAGGACAGGTTTTTGGTTGGTGGACGGGGCCTTTAGGTGTTCGCCGGGGATGCGTTTGATGGATGTCAGCTCAAGGTAAACCGTGTCACTTGCAGAGCTTCCATTGCAAAACAGTTTTATTTGCTCAAGTGAGCTTGGACCCGCGAATACTAGAGTAGTAATCGAGCCAGACACAGCGCCGCCCAACGGGATGGTATTTTCTGCGGCCCATACATTTATTCCGTTACCCTCATCGTTGCCGCTCCACGTTGCTGTAACTTGAAATAGCTCGCCTTCGTTCATCGCTATGTTTTGGTTGATCTGAGCGTTCGCGCCTGTCGCTGTGACATTCCATCCAGCGCCGTTTCTTGATCCGGTGGCGTTTAGCAAGCCTTGTTGGTCTGGATCACTTAGTTCCGGCAATCCCGCAACATACGCTTCCGCCGTCTGATTGCCCATCCCTGCCTTATTCAAAACCAGCCCGACCGGGTCGCCGGGGTTGGGGTTACCGCCCGAGCCGTCCAGACCGACGAACATGCTTGTCAGGTCGCTGAAATCCGTTTGGACGATGGCGGATCTTGCAATAAGGGCCGAAGCAGATAGACCGACTGACCCGAAGCGGACGCCATGCCCTTGTGCTGCAGAACCGAACACAGTCATGAGGACTTCGCCACCGCCACTGTCATAGAAGCAACAGCAGCCCTAACCCATACCTTGTCAGTTGTGAGCAGGTTACTGTACGAGACAGGAGATCCCGCCTTGCCATAAAATGCGGCCCCAGTATCCTGCTCAGTGGGCGGTTGAACCGTTGCGACCATTGCCAGAAACCCGCCCAAAGACTGGGTTGCAATGGTTACAAACTCCGAGCCATCCGCAACTTCAACCCACGCTTGATCCGTGACTGGCACAGCTGTTTGATCGGTCATTGTGCTTTGTCCTGTTCTTTTATGCTGGACTTCCAGTCCTCTTTCACTTCCTCGAAGATCTCGGGGCCAAGCACGATCTTGCCTTGGTAGGGTTGCACATTAGCCAGATCGATATCTTCGCCTTGATAGGAAATGGAAATGTGAGGCAAGTATTCCGGCCAATCCCAAGACGCGCCCATTTCGCGCATATGCTCATGACGCCACTCCAGTTCGCTGGACTTGAACTGCAGAACAAGAGCGCCGCCGCCAAACACTTCCATGAGGCGCGGCCCGCCCTCGGCAATAGTCAATTCGCTCTGCCAAGCCTCCCCAATTGACATCCAGTCAACGGGCTGCCGTGAAAATGCAATTGTGACATGTAGGTCTTCTGGCGAAAGGGTGGATTTGAACCCTTGTGCTTTAGCCCACTCTATTATCTCCACTGCGTTCACAACCTTGCGGCTGACATAGAGAGTCCGAGGCGCAGCATCCTGCGCCTGTGGCGATGCATTGGTGTCCTGGTCGTCCCCGTCGTCGCCTTCACCAAGATCAAACCCACCTGATGCGTCCGTTTCAGCGACAACGTTATCAAGGCCAGGGAAAACACCATTTTCAACGAACTGATTTGTGCCGACTTCCCGAAGCTCTTCCCCGGTCCAGCCCCCTACCCGAGACATGGTTTCAAGGGTCTTGGCTGTTCGTTCGCCAATCTCAGCGATTTCCTTTTCGCTCATCTGCTTGAGCGGTGCCCATTCGTACCAGATCTCATCCGGACGGCTGCCAAGGGCAGAGCTGATCAAAGCGTCATCGAACCGCTTCAGGGCTGGTTCCAGATCCAGTGTCTGAAGCGCATGCACCATCTCGAAATAATTGTTCATGTCGCCGTCGCCCGTTGAGCTGAGGCCTGCGGGCGATTGACCAAGGAACCGTGTCAACGGGATATCAGATGCCCCGGATACCATTAGAAGGAACTGCTGCAGCAACTCGGGCAACTGAGAAAAGTTGATCTGCTTCCTGTTAAACTCTTCAGCGGCATCATGGATCAGCGTCTTGTTGATGCCCTTGCCGAGTGAGGCCAAGCTGAAACGCTTCAAGACCCGTTCTTCATAGGCGGGATCTGCCAATTGGGACATCAGATCCGGAACACCGAAAACATCAATGTTTGCTTCAAACACCAGACTGGCGATATTACCCGCGGTGCTATCGGCGTTCTTGCAAGCGTCATAGGCAGCCTGAACAGCGCTTTCGCCCCATCCCGCATTGACGCCAGGCACTTGGAACGGATCGGGATGCTCTTCACCGATCTGGATAATCAGCCGGGATGGATGAACCTTCTGGAAGTCCGTCACACCTGCAATTTGATAGTCCTTTGGCTTGCCGTACAGGTCTGACCTTGGATCTCGTTCGAGCTCGCCGGCAGACAGCTCCTTGCGCGTCATCACGGTGAGATACTGGATCCCGTCTTTGCCGATTGTTGCCGGATCAAACGGCTCAGAAGGGTCCTGATCCGTACCGATGTAGATTGCAGCGCCACCCCAGAGCCGCGCCCATGTCTTGCACTGGCGGAGCTTGTTCTGGATACCGAGGCGTTTTTCTTCGGCTTCAATAGCCTCGATCTGTTCCTGATCGGCCTGCCAGTTCCGCCATTTCCGGGTGGCGTCCTGAGCAGGAACCCGGATCATTTTATTGATCACCCAGCTTGTCTTGAAAGCCGCGAAAAGCTGATCATCAGACAGTGGGATGTATGAGTAATCCGTGGTGGCTGCCTTGTCCCGTCCGGGAGTGCCGAGACCACTGACAAGCGAGCGCAGGCCATCAAACGAGAACATCTTACCCATTGCGGACGGTCCTTGCGCGGATGTGTGGCGGTTTCTTTACAACATCACGGGCAACCGCTGAGAGCTGCTTGATAGCCCCCTTCACGCCACCGCGTTGGTAGGCGTTCCGCAACATCTGCTGCCGTTTCTTGCAAGGGCTACACGCCATCAAAGATTGTCCAATGAGTAGGATGAGAGCCCGCACATGTCGGACACTGCATCAATGAAAGGGTCTACTTGGTCATCATGGGTCCCATCCGGGAACGCCATAAACTCGTTCAGGAATGCCTTCACCCACGGCGCATCCTGCGGCACCGAAACCAGACCGGATGCAACACTTGGAACAACATCCAGCGCCCTGGTGTATTTGTCTTTGTCACGCTGTTTCGCGATGACCGGGATACCTTTGCGCTTGACGGTTTGGATCAGGCCGGTTCCAGAAACCTTGTCCTCGATCTCCATCTTGCGCAGTGTTCCGAATTGCTTCGGGTCGAGAAGCTTGGCCTTGTTCCAGAATGTTATTCCGGTGGTTTCAAGCTCCGGCGCTTCAAAGCGGCCTCTGGCCTGATCAATCAGGTAGGCCTTTCCATCAGCGGCAACGCCCCAATGCTGGAAGACCGAGAAATCGTTCCGTTCCTTGGTCTTTTGCGCGGTGTCGACGTAAATGGCCCGCCATAACAGCCGAGGCAGCTCTGTGTGTCGGAGCAGGTGTTCACTCTTGAACAGGTTGCCGCCTTCTGCGACCGGCTCCTGACCGTACTGCCCCGAATAGACGTATTCATTGACCTTCAGAATCTCGATCTGTTCGGTGCTGTGTTTTTGTTCCCACAATGGACCACTCGGCAAGCCATGCCTGATCATGGTCACCTTGCCGGAGGGGGCTTCACACTCCCCATCTATCTCGACCGGCAGCTTCAAGAGGTGCCAGTGCTCCCCGGAGTTTTCCATCAGGTGCGCGGCGAAATCATCGATATGAAGCCGCTGCATGATTACGATTACCGGGACTGCCTCATGGGCGAGACGGGACTTAAACGTGTTCTCCCAACGCTTGTTGATGAACGTTCGCGTCGGGTCCGACAGGGCATCATCAGGTTTCAACGGATCATCGATGATTAGCGCACCGGTAAACCCCGGTTCGGCCAAGATCCCGGCACGGAACCCGGTGATTGGCTGCCCGGCCGCTGCCGCCCTGAGGTGACCACCCGCTGTTGTCCGCCACAACCCCTTGGCCTTGGTGTCGGCTCGCATCGTTACCGGCCAATGGGCCTGATAGCCTTCAAGCGCGATGACATCCTTGATCTTGGTCGAGTTATCCAGCGCCAAAGGCTCGGCATAGCTGGCATGGATAAACCGTGCCCGTGGGTTCTTGGCAAAGCCGTGAGCGATGAAGTTGATAACCGCCAGCTCTGTTTTGCCGTATCCGGGCGGAATGTTGATGATCAGGCGCGTGATCTTGCCAGCAAAGACCAAATCAAGGGTATCGCAGATTACCTCGTGAAACCGGCTGACCGAAAACGGCTGGCCTTCCTTCTCCAGGAAGAAGTGTTTCGTGAACTCCAGATGGTTCGATGTCAGGCGCTTGCCTTCGGCCTGTTTCTCGACCTCAGTTTTCCGGCTGGCTCTCTCTGCCCGGATCGCCGTCAACAATCCCGATCTGGACAAGTGCGCGTTCAAGTAAATCGAGCTCCTTATCCGACATGCCCTTGAGCTTGTTGACATCAATAGTTGGGATAGGCCCACCACCTGGGCCGCTGTGTTCTTTGGAATCCACGAACAGTCTCAACTCACGCAGCTTGCCGAGCGTTTCGAGCGCCTTTGTTGCAGCGGCGAGGTTGAACTGGGTTGCCTCAGTGGATTTGGCCTCATCCCCCTTCCGCTTCGACTGCTTGACCTGAGCCGGGGAACCATCCTCATTGAGCCCGATTTCAACCACCTTCATCAGTCGGCTGATGACCCATGACCGGTTGAGAACAGCCATTTTAACGGCCTCGGCATTGAGTTGGTCCACTCTTGCCCTGATCTTGCCGTTATCCAGAAGGTCCTTTGCCTTCCGGTGAATGGTGGTGTCTTTCATGTTTTCGCAGTCATAGGCCTGCCGGTAAGCCTCGCTGGCGTTCCCCTCTTTCAGGTAAGCCAAGCAAAACAATTCCTGCTTGATTGTGAGTGCTTTGTCGGCCATCGCCTTACTCAATCACCTTTAGGCTCATGCCGTAGTTGTCTGTTCCTGCAGGCACCTCTAGCCCTTCCCGCTTGATCAGCCGGTTCTTCCGAAAGGGCCTGTAATCAACATGGTGGTGGACACGGCCAAAGCGCCACGCCAGACGGGAAACATCCGGGTGAACCTTCACAAGCATCTCTGACTTGGCTGTCGTGCCGCCTGAGGCGTATTTCTGCCCCGGCTTGATCTCACCCTCGGCGTGGTAGAATTCGGCTGTGTTGCCGCCCCGAAGAAGCTGTGTTTCCAACTTCTTTTGCAGGAACGCGTTGAACTGAACCGTGCACCAGCCCGCTTTCAGCATATCCAGGGACAGGATCGTGTCTTCGTTGTACCGGCCCCGCCATCTGAAGGGCACATCGTTCCTTATCAGGTTGCAGGAATAGATCCGGGTATTTGCAATGAATGGGTAGTGCTTTTCCTTCCGCGGCGTGAAGCACTCGTAGTTTGGCCCGGCCATTGCCACATTGCGATAACGAAGGACAAAATCTTCCATCACATGAAAACTTGTCCCGTCCCCAATTGGCGTCTTCATATTCCGGTTGAGCCGGTAGAACGTCGAGATGTTGTCATCCATCACCCAATGCCATTCATGGCCCTGAGCTATGGAATGCTCCCATATGAAGTTGCGCGCCGGTCCCGGTCCCGTGCTCTTGGTCAGGCCGAGGTCATCACACAGCTCGTATCTCTCTTTGTAGGAAAGATCGAGCACAACGATATCGCAAAGCAGATCCTTGGCCGCTGCGCGATACTCCTTCGCTTCCTGCGGCTCGACAACCACCGAATGACGCACACCAATCCTGGTCAGCGCCTTTGATGTTATCATGTACTGAGCCCGCCCCTTGGAAGGGATGTAAAGCGGGAACTCAGGCTTCGGCCACATAACGCTTATCCGCGTAACGGGCGATTTCTTCCTCAGGGTGCCAGATTGATCGAGCCTTTGGCGTGATCTCCTGGCCGATCAGCTTCCCGAAGTCCTCGACGGCTTCATCATCCTTGAAGTTGACGATGATCTGACGATGCGCAGTGGCGTCCGGCTGGTTGAACTCCGGCATGCCCTGCCATTCGGCCTGCGGGTCGTTCTCCCCTTCGCCGGCCAGCATCTGAAGGCCTTCGACTTCCTCAAACCCCACGGAAACCGGATCAAACCCGCCTGCTGCAAGGTCTTCCAGCTCTATCTTGAGCAGATCCGCATCCCACACGGTGTCTTCACCAACCCGGTTGTCAGCGATCCGGTAAGCCTTGATCTGCTTGGCGGTCAGGTTCCGGGCGATATGAACCGGGACCGATTCCATGCCCAGAGATTGCGCGGCCAGCCAGCGGGTGTGACCCACCACGATGACGCCTTGCTTATCCACAACGATGGGCTGGCGCCACCCGAACTCTGTCAAGCTTGCTGCCACCTTATCGACCGCGGACTGTGGGATTTGGCGCGGGTTGTTCTTATACGGCTTTACCTTGTCGGTTGCCCATGTTTCAACTTTTAGATTGTGCTCTTGCATGACCATTCGCTATGAACGATCCCGCCCTGCGTAGGGTGGCGGGATGGCCGTTGTCGGCCAATGACGGTCATGTGAGGTCAACTCTCACGGTTCACGGTGTTACAGCACCGTGGCCCCCGCCCAGGTCGGCAGGGAATTTCGGGTTGTCGGCTGAGCCTTTTAACGGCGCTTAAGAAACGTCAGGCGACAGCATTTCGCAGTTGAGGTTGGTCATGTACGAAACTGTCATTTCAAAGCTCGGTGAGATTATCAAAATCAGCCCCCGTTTGGGCTTCACGTTGAGCGCGAGCTGCGGCTTGATCATCTACCTAGGCTCCACTGGCACAGTGCCAGGTATCGAAGGCTTTCTACTTACCGCATTATGGCTGCTCATGGCGCTCTTTGCAGCGGTGGCGGCTAGTGGTGTGCTGGCAGCGCTACAGGAGTTCTCGTCTTACATCGCGGCATGGTTCGCTAAGCGCAAACATATTGCCGATCTTCAAAAGCAGTTTGCAGACGACATTCCCCGCCTTACCGATAGAGAGCGCATGATCTTCGGCTACTTGCTGCACCACAACCAAGACACTTTCACGGCCGCTGCAGATGCAGGCCACGCCACCACACTCGTAGCGAAAGGCTACATCTACTCTATAGGTGTACATGGCCAATCGGTCAGCGCTGCAAGAGTACCATTTAAAGTCAGACCTGAGGTCTGGAACTTGCTTCAAGATCGCAAGGAAGAGTTTCCGCACACAGCCCGAAATGGCCGCGGGGGAGACAGCCCACCATGGGTAGTCCGCTATGCTTGACAGTTGCGGTCCATCAGCTCACACCTCCACCCTGGCAATGCAGTCGCCCTTGACGATGGTCAGAACGCCGTCAGCGATCTCGATCAAGTCAACGGCAGGGAAGCACTGCCGCAGCATGGTCTTGCCCCTGTAGAAGTACCGCATGTGCTCCTGCTCCACATCAGCCATCAGAACGTAGAGCGGGGCTTTAGGCGGGAGGTGGAACAGCACCCAGCGATTGAAGAACCAGTTCTTGATTGCGTGGATCATGGTTCACCTCAAAGAAAAACCCGCCACCGGTTAGGGTGACGGGTTGAAGCTATCGTCTAAGTTGTTACATCCGGTCCGATGCAATGGAGTGTTTCATGACTGATCGTTACAACGCCGCTACTTACTTTGAGCTCATTGTGAAGCCGACCTACGAGGAATACCAAGCAGCCCCGTTCAATTTCCGGAAGGTTTTCCTAGCTGCTATGGTGATGGCCCCCACGCCTGAATACATCCCGCACGAAACCATCGAAGATGCAAAAGCCGCAAAGGCAAAGGCATATGACCTACGGGATCAGTGGACGGACACAAACACAAGCTTCAAGCACCTGTGCCTTTTTGCAAACGCGGCTAAGCACGGGCGCCGTTCGGGCACTTCTGAACCTGCATTCCCAAGTGAATATCGACCTCCTGCAAGGGCTGGACACGCTGTTGTCGGTCGATCAGTAACTGGCGATAGGTCCGGTCGGTTTTGGATCGAAATCAATGGAGACAAGATCGACGTTCACGAGATGATGCGTGACGCCTACGCTTTCATTTCTAAAAAGATCCAAGAACACGGCGGTCCAGTAAACTATCACTCCCACACCGAGTGGGACCCCAACCGGAAACACGACGGATCAGGCGATCCCGCATCATCGAATTGAGCCATCCTGCCTGGTAAGGTGCCGGTCGTACCCCCGTACGTGTTACCCCGTCTCATCTTGAAATTACCAAGAGCTGAGCGATCTCCCGATCTTCCGGCACGTCCCACCTCTCCACACCGGCATGAGGTGGCCAAACTGTTGGCCCGGCTTCATAGCAATCTGAGGAGCTACCTCAGACCCCATCCACCGGGCCTCTCTCGCTGTGTATTCCGTTCAAGCTGCACTTGCTGCGATGTTACGATTACTCATAGCCTGATTTGGCCGAAAGTGATGCACCAAATCTTCATCTGCGGGGTCGGGTAAAACGCTTGTTTTACAGAACCTTGCCATGAGTTCTTCCATTCCCGCATTATATCTGCGGTTCAAGGTCACTCTATTGATCCCCATGTTCCTGGCAAGGGTGCTTGTCGACTCTTTATGAACCCATGCAAACACCTTGATCGCAACGGCTTTGCGGGAGTTCTCGTTCCGGATCCCGGCAAGCCAACCCCATGTTTCTTCCATGCGGGAGATCGCAGCGGCAGGAGGGGGAGCGCGGCGGGGCTTCAACGGGTCATCGGTCTTGATGCCTGAAATGATCTGGTCCTTCACCACGTGCCAGCGTTCGCTCTCATTGGTTTCTGTCTCCGGCCAGAAGGTCGAAGGCAGGCCAGGACGGACACCAGTCACCCGCAAGGCCTTCATGCAGACCTGAGCTTCAAGGAGCCGGTCGAGGATCAAAGATTCAAGTTCTGCAAGGGTCATCACTCATCGCCCTCCTTCGGGTCAACTTCTTTGAGCTTTTGCAGCCTCTCTTCGACACTGCGCGCACGAGGTGGCTCATCTGGCGTAGGAACATCGAAGCGGCAGTTCAGCCAAAGCTCTTCGATACGGGGCCGCCACATGTCACGATATGCTTTTTCAGAAGTGAAACCGGACCCATTCACAACACCATATAGATCGTCCAAAATCTCACATGTCTTGCTCAGAAGTTCGGTTTCCTTCCCCAAAATCGCAGGTAACTTTTTACTTGGATCTACGTTTTTCAACCGCTCCAGTGCATGTGCAAGATGCTGGTTTCTGAGTTGCCGAAAACCACGTAGGTCCCTGTCACCAGTCATCTGCCTTACCTGCTTAATCCGTTTTTTCAGGATTACTCTTGCTTCCGCTTGACGCTCTGCCTTCGCCTCGTCGCTCTTTTTCAGCCAGTATTGTTGGGATTGCTCGTCCTTCTGCGAAAAATTTCCGGGCAATCCACCCGGCATGGCATCAACGATGAGCCTTTGGACTTCCTTCGGAGCAATCAGCTCAACGATTGTTGGAATGGAATACTGGTTCTCGGCTGCCGAGTCCCACAACGCGCTGAGCCTAATAAACTCATAGTGCAGCGAAGTATCGACCAACAAGGAGAGTGCATGACCGGCCTTTGACTGTGGCAGGTTAATCTGGTCTCTGAAATCCTGAGAATAGGCGATGACTTTGTTGGCTTCGTTCAACGCGATATTCAGATTGATCAGATCGACGCATTTTCTGGTCACTTCCTTTGCCCGGTCTAATCGCTGTTCTGGCGTCCAACCATCCCAAGGCCGCCGATCGCACTTTCTTGCCAACCTAGTCAGATGCTTGCAGGCCCAGGAGAGTAACACCGACCAAATTTCCTTCAGCTTCACGCCACCATCTCCCTTTGTTCATCCATCTCCATCAGATCCCATAACAGTACCTGCAGATACCCAGCCAGCAAGATCCTCTGCTTCGGGGACCGGCCATCAATCCCCGGCCCGCGTCTGGCGATTTCCCTGAGGCTTGAGAGATCCACGATATCGAGCGCATCACAGAACTCACCCAGCCTTTCGCGCCAATCCGGGAAGCGACAGAACAGGTCGCTTATGGCTCCGATCATGTCCCTTGTCAGATCGCAGTGGTGGTTCTCGCTCTGCGTCAGGGCATAGAGAACCGCCCATGCGTGTTGCTCCCCGTGCAGATTGATCATCTTCTGAATGGTCACTTCTGCGTTGGTCTGGGCACCAGAAGTTGGCCCAGTCCTGATCGGCACGTTCCCTGGCAGACAGGTGATGTCCAGGCTGTCGCACAGCTCCCTTGCCTGTCTGGTGTCCGTGATCTTTTCGGCCGGCATCTCGTAGCCTCCGCTTCAACTCATTGTTTTCAGCTTTCAGAAATCTGTTTTCAGCCGCAGCAAGACGGTTGCGCGCCCGTTCCAGGCTCCACTCATCTTCAACGGTGGCTTCCGGCTTGGTGACCTTCCGCTGGTGAATGGCGAGGATGCGTTCTGCTTCCTCAATCTCGTTCAGGAGATGCTGGGTCAAAACATGTCCTCCATCGGGCCGCCGTCATCGAGGTCAAAGAAGGCCGTCGCCGGTCCTGACCATCCGGTCTTGGTGTTGCGGCCATCCGGCCCACGGCGGCGCTTGGCGCAGATGAACTCCGCCCTGTCCTTCCAAGTGTCGTAAAGGCCCTTCCACTTCTCCCGCTCGACCTCCGTGCTGGCGCCGGGGATAAGCACATCGGCCAGCTTCTTTTGTGGCCGGTGCATCAGAACCACCCATGAGGCTTTATTCCGCACGGCCTGACCGCCGTAGGAATCCGACAGGCGCAGGGTGATGTCTGTACGGTCGTTGTAGATGGTCTTGACCTGCCCGAGCCCGATGATCGGCACCCGGAGCTTTGTTGCCAGCTTGTCGAGCTTCCGGCACGACATGATCACCCGTTCTGTCATGCCAAGGCGTGGTTCTTCCGGGTCGATGTCATCGATCGTATCCACGACCACCGCGCCGCAGGCCCCGTGCCTGTGCTTGAACGCCCGGATCAGCGCCTCGATGTTCGAGATCCGCATATCATCGGTGTATTCAAAGAAACTTTGCAGGCCGTGCTGCTGCTGATTGGCAACCACAAGCGCTTCAAACTCGGCTTCATTGATGGTGTTGGCTTCAATTGCCTGACTGGACACACCGGAGCGGGCTGAAAGGTCTTTCATGGAAATGTCTGCCGGAGCTTCCTCGGCCGAGATGGTCAGAACCGGTTCCCGTTTGGCGATGTGATTTGCAAGACCGCGGGCAAAGGCGGACTTGCCATGTCCGGACGGGCCGATCAGAAGGCCAAAGTCACCCATGACAATGCGGCCCATGAGATCGTCCAGGCTGCGGATGCCCCAATCGTGACCGCGTGTCTGGCCGGTCCTTTGGGCTTCCTCCATCTGGCGGATGGCTTCCTTTCCGGCATCATGGATGGATTGACCGACAACCGGTCGACGGGCCGCTGCGAGATTGGCAAGAAAGGCCGAGCCATCAAGCGCGATTTCCTCTGCCCCTGCCCTGCCATCCGTGATCTTTTTCATCAGATCCCCGGCAAAGGTGGAAATCTGGGTTTTCAGAGCCCGCTCGCACAGGATTTCCGCCAGCTCGTCCAATCCCAAATCACCCTTGGCCTGCTGCATACAGGCCATGAGGAAGGATGGGACGGACGGGATCCGGGCTTGTTCGACATTCAGGGTCACGGTTTCCCGCAGGGCTGGAACCGAAAGGTCGGTGCCGGATGCCCCAAGGGCGCACATGCCCTGCCAGATCGTGCGGGTGACGTGATTGGTGAAAGCTTCCTCCGGAACCCGGGTCCGGTAGGCGTTGATACTGGTCTTGTCCTGCAGCATCAGCCCGAGAAATTCACATTCGATATCGGGAAACCCGTCGATCATGCGGCCACTTCTCCAAAACGGTCATAAAAATCATTCCAGACCTCAAGCGGGTCTGTTCCGTCGAACCTTGTCGGGAAGGTTGCGGTGGCGATCATTTCCGAGCGCATCCGCTCTTCAAGGGAGCGCCAGGCTTTCAGGCCCGGTGGCTCGCGAAAGGTCTGCTTGTTGGCGTCAAAATCCCGGTCGCCGTCCGGAAAGCCGATTACGCGGGAGATCCCGAACGGGGGTTGGAAATTGACCATTCCGCTTGTTGCCATCATCGGCCAGATCGGGATTTCACGGGCTGCAAGGTTCCAGGCCCCGTAACCGCTCTCGACCCCTTCACAGGCCCCGATGGTTCCGGTGGTCGCGGGCTGAAGACGTATGGCCCCGCCTGTTTCCATGCAGGGTCCGAGGCCCTTCTTGACCTTCTTTCCGGTTTCGTCCCGGTAGTTGGACCCATCCTTGTTGAGATAGATCCGCCAGACACCTACCGGATTTCCGTCCGGTCCTGTCACAAGGCAGACCACGCAGGGCAGTTTCAGATCCTTGGTGTAGAAAGCTTCAGGGTGGAAGCGGATCTGATCGGTGTGGAATCCGTCCCAACCCTTCACCCGATTCCTGAAATTGACCTCGGCAATGGTTTCCTCGGGCACCCGGCAGGACTGCCAGAGATCCATTGCCAGTTCCTCGCGGTAGACACGGGCCTTGGCTTCCTTCTTCTGATGGTCCCGCTCTGCCTTCTTGCGGCGCTCCTGGGCCCGTTTGGCGGCATCTTGGTCCACCTCTCCCTGATCCAGACCGAGGAAAACCCGTGCCTCCTTGAAGGCGGCGGCAAGGTCAGACTTGGACGGCTCCGACGTGCAGCCGTTCAGGAGATAGGCCAGCAGAGAGACAGGGCCGCCCCCGAACCCTTGAGAAAACCGATACCATTCTCCCCGGCGTCCACCGGTCAGGTTGACCTTGAAGCTGCCAAGCGCCTTTTGAGACTTGGGAGCGAGATAGGCCGCGCCCTTGTGGGCCACCCAACCGGGGGAATACTGATCAAGCAGCTGTTCGATCCTGTCCTTGAGCTGACCGACAATGAACTCTGTGTCGTCTGGGCGGCTCATGCAGCGACTCCACAATTCAACTTTGCCGTGCTAAGCGCTCGAGGATGAAAACAGTGTTGATTTGGATGGCTGCAAGCGCGGTATTGGTCACTGGCGGGCCAGTTCTCTGGATGCTGCTCGATAACGTCTGCACCCTCAGCACGTCGCTTGGCAACGGTGAAAGCGTGAACCAGTGTTACACCCGCTGGATCGGTGCGCTGAGCGGTTGGGCTGCCGCGGCTGGTGCTCTTGCTGCAGCGATCTGGACTGTTAGAAGCATCAGGCGACAAATGGCCCTGCAGGCTCTCCAACACCGTCGTGACGCCTTGAAGGCGGAACTGGAGATGTACACTGGTCCGGCCAATGCCCTTGTCTCCGTGATGAAAGCAGGAAACTTCATTCTTCTTGAAGCAAACTCGATGGGCGATAGCCCAAATCCAAAACGCCTTGAAACTTTCACAAAAACTATCAAGGGCCCCGATGGGATACTCCTTCTGGAAGCATACACCAGTCAGGTATCTCCTCAGCATGCTTCCGACGCTCAATGGATCAAGATTCGTGCAGAGGGCTTGGCGTGTATCACACTGGATGATGAGGAAACCCTCAAAAAGGAGATTTGGCTTTATACAGCTGCAGCTCCGCGAGTACTCGAAAAGCTTGAAGCGAGTGACGAAGCCTTCAGAGATTTTCACCAAAAGACCACTGCAACAGTCCTCGAAATTGATAATAAGATTGCTGAATACGAAAGAGGCTGATCGGCTCATTTCTTCACCTCGCGGTCATCGGCCGGCAGCCGGTTCCAGATCCAGGCTTCCGAGACACAAAGCGCCCGTGCGGCTCGCTGGGTATCGCCATAGCGTTTCACCAAATCCCGCAGTGTCTGGGCGGTTTGATTTGCGGTGCCCGGTTCCGGCTTGAACAGCGTCGTTTTCATGGCCGTCCCCCTTCAGAACCGGATAGCGCGTCAACACGCGGCACGGTGATGAAGACAAGGCAATCCATGTGGCCGGTTTTGGTCCAGCCGGAGCGGTATGTGCTGGAATCGGGCCGGAAGGTTCTGAGCCGCATTCGCGCCAGCTTGATCGGCGGTACCGGGCGATTGGCAACGGATCGGGTTTGGGGGAGCGGTTTCATGCTGCAGCGCCCTTTCCAGCGAACAAGCCCGGTTGACTGGCTTCCTCCGGTCCCCTCCAGCTTTCGTAATCAGTTTCGATCTGAGAAAAATTGATCGGATGCTGCTTCCTGAAGTCCGGCAGTCCAGATCCCGAAACCCATCCACCATTGCCATCCTTGACCAACCAAGGATCGAACCCTTCGATCCAGCGGCTCATGCTGATCTTGAAATGTTTGAAGTCGCGCCGGGTCAAGTACCCTCGCCTTTCAAGGGTAACCACGATCTTGATTGCCTTGATTTTCCATTGGGTCAGAGCAACCGGGGCGCTCTCGCCAGCAGAAACGTCTGGAACATAATCAGGCAAGGTCAGGCGGCGATCAGGGCAGCGTTCAAACCAGTCGTCTCGCCCTGAATGCTCGTTAGCCGGAAGTGATGGGCGAAACGGATACGCCCAGCAGGTACCAACTGATGTGTGGCACTGCGCCAATATCCGAATTTCTTTTTGGCGCGCGAGCTGAAACATCGGATTCCCGTCTTGATCCAACTTCAAATCGGATTGCATTCGGATCGGCGTGATTCCAAGCGCTGCACAAACAGGTTCCATTCCGCCCCTGGCATCGCTCGGGACAAGGACAGCTCGACAGTCTGGTCCGGGGCCAGCAACACGTGACCAGCTTCGACCCTCCATCGCTTGCTGGATGACCTTTGCGTTCAGTCTGAGCTTGGCTTCAACACCGATCTGGAAACCGTCACTGTCACGGGATAACAGGATGTCGAAACCACCTGTTTCAGGGTAAGCGGTCCAGCCGCGCGGTAGACATTTGATAAACAAGGAGCAGAGGTCCGCTTCCTTGGCGAAAGCTGTTGTCATGTCATCCTCTCTGAAAACAATGGGCCCGGGTCTTGTTTGTCTTGTTCAAGCTTTGCCTTGATACTCTCCCGTTTGCGCTCATCCGGCCCTGCCAGGCAGAGCTTCATGCGGCGGCGAATGTCGTCTTGAAAGTCTGGCTCTCGCTCGATCAGAACGGCGTTGAACCCTTCATAGAACGCGGCCTCACCTGTCGTTCCGGTACCGGCAAAAGCATCCAGAACAGTGCCGCCTGGTGGCGTGACCAGCCGGACGAGGTACCGCATCAGATCTATCGGTTTGACTGTCGGATGTTTGGATCCAATGCGGTCGTCTGCATCGGCTTTGGCGGAGTAAAAGAAGCGCGCCGCGGAACCTTCATCGCCATAGGCAACACCCTCTGTTCCGACTGGTCGGTTTTCTGAGCCATACTCAGTGCCGGAATACCCAACACCGGTAGTCCGCTTGATCGCCCCGCTTCCACTTTTCAGGTTACTAGGGAACGCCGCGACAACTTCGTCACTGCCGTCATGGATGACGTTCGCCGGCCATCGACCGAGGCGATTTGCATTTTCAATTGCTACATCGTGAGCGGTTTTGACCTTTTCCCGATCTTCTTTCCACGGCCGATGCCAACCTTGGTTCAGATTTGTATCGAGGCCGGTAGAACCACGAGGCTTAACCTCGCCGCCACCTTGAATACGGCACCCATCAATGTTTACAGCACCGGTACCGTGCGTGAGGATGTTTTGCGTCCCGTTTAGGTCGGCCTCAAACGGCTTCTGCCCCATGAAAACGGGCTCAATTGCCGGTTTCAGGCTTTGACCGCCATAGCGGAAACCCTCATATCCATCAGCCTTGATGCGGGTGGCTTTTGGAAAGCCAGACCCGAATAACCAGGCAATCATTGGATGGGAGATAAAACCAGCATCTTCAATGGCGACACCCATGCGCCAGATGCCGCGGGTCGAGGCAAACGCCAACAAATAGGCCCCCGGCTTCAGAACCCGGTAGACCTCGCGCCAGAGATCCGGGGTGAACGCTATATCACCACCATCCCACTTCTGACCCATGAAACCGGCCGACGCTCGTTTGAAAGCGCCGGTCTGTCCGTCTTGAGCTGGTGCCTGATTGTTACCGAACCGTTTCACGATGCTGGTCAGGTGATACGGCGGATCCATTACACCACTATCGATGCTGTCGTCTGGGATTTCCTTAAGTCGATCGAGGCAGTCACCACAGTGAAGCGTCACCCTGCCATTCAGGAAACTTTCCCCACTCATGCCGCAACCTTGCTCTTGGTAGCTGCCATGCTGTCGAAGATCTGTGCCGCCTCCGCCATGATCCAGGCTTCGTGCCGATAACAAATGGCTGTGATCTGCTGCGACTTTGACACCTGACCTGACTTCACCAGTGTCTCCAGAGCGATTGCGGATTGCTCGCGGAGGTCTGCCGCCTTGGCGATGACCTCGGAGAACTGTTGCAGTTCGCGGGATGAGTATTGTGAGAGGGGTTTCGTCATGCCGCCTCTCCTTCAAACAAGGGACCGGCAGCGCCTTGCAGCCGTTCCGTCTTGGTGTGGATCTGAGCCCAAAAGGCAATGCCGGCAGCGTCTGCGGCATCCTTCGACTTCACGTCGATCTTCATCATCTCGCAGATGCGCCGGGTGACATCCTTCTGGTCTTCGCCGAGATCGGGTTTCTGACCGCCGTTGAAGGCCGCCCGCCAGGTTTGAACCGGGACAAGAACAAACGGGATGGAGAGGCTAAAACAGACCTCTTGCGCGCAGCCGTTGAGATAGGCGGCGGTGGCCTTGGCGCTGTCGTTGGAAATGGATTTCTTGGATTTGCGCCCGAACCGATCGACTTCGGTTTTCGTCATCTCGCCCTTGATACGTTCCTCAATGGCGACGAACTCGATTTCCTTGATTTTCAGGAAACCCCAGAGCCAGCGCCGGAAATTGTAATTGCGCTCGGCTTCACGAGTGATCTTGCAGTTCGATTTAGGCTTGTTCCGGAACAGCCCGGTTTCGAAGCTCTGCCCCTCTGCAATGCACCAACCCGTGTTGGTGGCGACGTCCAATCCTGCGATTTTCACGAAAACACCTCCGTGTGGTTAAGTCGCTGGCTTGCAGGGATTGGCGGCTGTCATTTGGGAGCAACACCCCCTGCCCGCGCCGCTTTGACCGTTTCCGGCATCCCTGCCTTGATTTCACCGCCCCTTGCCAGCGTGGCTGCGGTGGGAGGGCGGGCAATCAGTCGTCGTCTTCGATGTCCTGTTGACCGTCGTCAGCCTTGACCACCTCGGCAGCCTCGGCTTCCTCTTCGTCGGCCTCTTGTTTGAATTGTTGGAAGTTGGCGGCCCCTTCGTGGAAACCCTTGATCCACGACTGACCGGCGTCTGTTTCCGGTGAATGCGGGTTCTGATCCATGCCCTCGCCCATGGCGCCGGTCAGGACACCCATGCGGAAGGCGCGGTCTTCAAGCGGTTCTTCATGGGAGACTGCCGGGAACATATCGAGCTGATCGTCTTCCACCGGCAGATTGATGGCCTTCAGATATTCAAAGAGCTTCTTGAACCGGGCGATGGTGGCCGTGACCTCGGCCTGCCCCTTTTTCTTGATCTTCAGGGCTTCCTTGACGGCCCACTTGTCGAGGCCGTTGGATTCCAGCTTGCCGAGAGCTGAGGCATATATGGCCGTGGCGCTGTCGGCTTCCTTTTGCAGGGTTGCCACCCGTGTGATCTGGAAAGCCTTGTATTGCTGATCTTTGTTGATGTTGTGGGCTGGGTTCGTCATGTTTGATCTGCCTTTGTTCCCTTAGTCGCTTTCCATGTCGGAGCCAGCAAGACTCCCAAGCGCGGCGGAAGCTGCAGCGATGACTTTCTGCAGGTCTTCAGCGCATTTGTGCTTTTCGTCTGGGGTGATGATGCCGTCGGCAACAGCGTCGGTGACCGTTTCACAAGCGGCACCCGCCTCCTTCATCAGGTGCCCGATTGCACAGACAGGATTGCGATCCTTGAAGATGCCAGGACGTGGCATCAGATCGTGCCCTGTCAGATCCGCCAGTGACCGGGTAATGAAGGGCGGGTGCCCGAGCGCGACCAAGGAGCTTTCGAGCTCTGCGATCCTGTGCAGCGGGATGGACCTTGTTTGGCCTTCGCTGTCAAAAGGCGCGTAATAGCGCTCAACATGCTGGCGCTGCATACCGAAAAGGTCCTCAGCGACCAAAGTAGATCCACCGGCTTTTTCTACAGCTGAGCGGGTGACCGCTGATAGCCTGTGGTAAGTGTCGGATGAGAGCTTCCGGCTCATGGGGTTCGTTTCCTAGAGTTGCGCACCCTTGCTGCGTTTTCAGCTGGCTGCTTTGATCCCGGCATGACTATCCGGCTCCAAAAGTTTCAGGTTCTCGACGGTGGTTTCGCAGGCCCCGCAAACCACCCGCTCCGCGTCCTTCTGCGTCCAGACCTCAGACTGGTCTGGGACCGGGATCGGATGCTTGAGCCCACACCCGCATTCACCGAGGACAGAGAGGCGCGCCATGATTAGGCGGCCTTTCTGGAGAAGGCTTGCGGGTCGATTGTGTGAAAATCGCTGTGTTCAAGAGGAATGCCGTTCTTTTTGGCGGCTTCCAGAATATCGCGATAGTAGACCGGGCGTATCCATCCCGCCGCGTCCCACCGCTGAACTGTGCTCCGGCTCTTGTGGCCGAGAGCGTCTGCCAATTTCGACTTACCACCAAACTTAGCAGCGATAACTCGCGTCTGATTGATGAGGAAACCTGTAGTGTCAGTCATACCCGAACCAAGTGTTAGCAATTTGAGTACACAAATGCGTAATTTGCGCACGCCCAATTGTCAACGTGGAATGCGAACATATTTTTCGGATAAGACGTTCCTTATGAACGCACAAAGCGAAAAGTCGTTATATGACAAGCTGCAAGACCTGAAAGAAAAGTCAGGTATGTCCCTACGAGCAATCGCCCGTGGCATGGGATATTCTCAAGCTTCTTCGATCCAAAGGTACTTTTCTCAGGACTACCCGCACGACTCTCTCCCCGATAATTTTGTCAAGAAGCTTCTGGAAGTCCTGCCAGGCAAAGGCAATCCGGCGATAACCCGGGAAGATGTCCTCGCCCTATCAGATGGCGTACTGATGCCGACTGGTACGGCGACTGAAGCCAAGGCTCCATTGCCGCGACCCAAGCCCGCTGGAACGGTCCCCATACTTGGTGAAGTTGCGGCCGGCATATGGATGGAAGCATCGCTTTTCGAAAATGAAAACCAAGAAAATTCGCATATCCCGTTTGATCCGCGATTTCCTGTCGAGGCTCAGTTCATCCTGAGAGTGCGTGGAGAATCAATGAACTTGGTCGCGCCAAACGGCGATTACATCCTGTGTGTCGACTATTTCAAGGCCATGATCACCCCTAAAGTGGATGACTTGGTGCTTGTGGAACGATCCAAAGACGGCGGGATGACGATCGAGCGGACGGCCAAGGAACTTGTTCGCAAGAATGGCCGTGTCGAGCTGATGCCGAAATCATCGGACCCGCGTTTTCAGGAACCGATTTCCTATCAAGAAGGCGATCCGGAAGCGACCGAGGTTCAGATCCGCGCGAAAATCATCATGTCCTATAGACCCTTCTGAGTCTCTAACTACCTAAGTATTTATTATTTAATTCTTTTTTTAAGTCCTGTCAGAGGGTGAGGGAGGGTTCGAAGCCAAAGACCCCCCTACCCCCAGAAAGAACACAGCCTTCCCAAAGGTAGGGGATCAATGGCTTGTCCTGTCAGCCGGAGCCGGGATGGGACATACTGCCAGGACGCCTTTCAGCTAATCCGTCCTCTGTTTCCGGTAGCACCGTAGGATGATCTAACCCCCGCGCCCGCAGTTTGTTCCGGCAAGGGGAATTGCACCCCCGTCACTGCAAAAAAACTACGCTGATCACGTAGGGGGCAGACCCTAAACGCACTCCCCGGAAATCGTCAATACGCATTTTGAAAACATTTTTTTCGTTTCCCGCTTGACGTGTACGCAATTTGATAATACCTAATATGCGTACAACGGAGGGCAAGACCGATGAACACCAAACCAAACTTCAACCTGGACCGCACGTTCTTCACGGTGATTTCCGCTCTTGAAAGCGGCACCATCTACCAGCCGGAAATTGATCCGGATTGGAACCGGTCCACGGTTCTTGAAATGGCCAAGGAAGGTCAGTTCGAAACGGTTCTCGCGATCATTGAAAGCAACCCTGTTGAGGGTGGCAGCCGCACAATCCCGGCAGAATTGATTGACGATGAAATCCAGATTGAGGCCCGCGCTTCCCAACACCGGATGCATCGCTTCCCAAACGACGAACACCGGATCGGCAACTTTGAAGCTGGCACCGGTTCCTTCGGGCCCTACTCAGGGAGGGCCGCATGACCGCGACATCTTTCACACCGGGGCCTTGGTCCATAACGGATGATTTCCATAACCCAAACAATATCTATCAAGAGAAAACCTACCCGCTATTTCGGTGCATGGTTACGCCGCAAGGCGATTGCTACAGAGGCAGTGCGGCAACTCTGCAATCAGCAGAACACATTGATGGAATCTCCGTAGAGGAAACTCAAGCCAACGCTCATCTGATTGCCGCATCACCCGAGATGTACGAGGCTTTGCAAGAGGCCTGCACTTCACTGGTCATTATCTCAGATCAGGTTCGCGAAGCAGCTCACAGCGACCATAAGTGGTCCGGTGTCAGTGAAAAGCTCCTCAGGTATGCGCGAGAAGGACAAGCTGTTCTCGCAAAGGCGCGGGGAGAAGCCCAATGACCGGCAACCCCTTCATTCCCGGCAAACGCACCACACCGGAGCCTGACCCGTTCCTGAAGGCCCTCAGGGGAGCGCTGATGGTGGTTGCCGCACTCTTTCTGGTGAGCCTCGGAGCTTGGTTCACCGGGATCTGAAACACCTTTCGGGGGCAGCCTCTGGTCTGGCGTTCGCGTCCCCGATTACCCGGCAGGGCTTTCGCCCCCACCCACACCAAGCCCTGCCGGGACTTATTCAAGAGCAAGACCGGGACAACCCGGCAGGCCCCAACAGACTGAAGACAACGCACGGAAAGCCTGACGATCAGGAGGACGGAATGAAATAGCCAAACGGGCAAACAGGCGGCGCTGGTCACATCGCAATGACCGGTACGTAGCAATTGCCGCCCGCCCCACCGAAAGCATCCGTGAGGTGCTTTCCGTTGGACGATTTGAAGGGAAACACGATGACCGAAGAAGAAATGAGAAAGTTTCTGGCTGATAACGGCGACCTCATAGCCGAGCGTGTCCGCGATCAAATGGTTGAACAGATTGCTGAAACCTATCGCTGGCAGGTGCCGGATACGATCAACAAAGTCGTGACGGAGTTCATGAGCGACAAGATCGCTCCGGCTATCCGCGAACACCTGCAGTCGAATGAAGGCCCAATCATAGCGGCAGCTATCACGGCGACCGACCAAATCACAGACAAGCTTTCCGAAGTGATGGTGACTAAGGCCGTTGAGAACATGAACGGTTACCGGTTCGGCCAGACCATCGAAGCACTTTTCAAATAGCCGCCCTCCCCAACTAGGCCAGTTCGCTGGCCGTCTTTTCCGCACCTCCCGAGCGGAGATGCGCAACAGGCAAACCAGAGCAAGAGGAAGATAGACATGCCATCGAAGAAATCCCCGAACCCGACAGACATTCACGTCGGCTCCCGTGTACGCCTCCGCCGCATGATGCTGGCTATGAGCCAGGAAAAGCTTGGTGAAGCCCTCGGCATCACGTTCCAGCAAATTCAGAAGTATGAAAAAGGCACCAACCGGATCGGCGCCAGCCGCTTGCAACACATATCAACCGTGTTGAAGGCCCCTGTCAGCTTCTTCTTCGAAGGCCTTCCAGAAGGCGAAAATACGACCGTTGCGGACATCAACATTCTCGCGACCCGTTCACCCGGCGCAATGAAGCTTCTGCAGGTCTTCAACTCTCTGGACACCCAAGGCCAGCAAGGCCTGCTCCGGATTGCTGAAACCATCGACGCCATGCGCGCACCTCAAGAACAGGTGCTGGAAGCAGCCTAAACCAGACCTCCCCAACTTGGCCGGATCCACCCTCCTCCGGACCGGCCACCTTTTTCAAGCCGCCGCTGGCGGTTTCAGAAAGGCAAGCTCAGAAGGAAAGGTAATTGCCATGAACTATTCACGCGCAGTTTTTCTGATCAATGATCAGCTCCGTGCCATCAAGTGCACATATGACGAACATGGAACTGAAACCTTGTTCAAGACCCTCGACCCGACGATTGAAGAGGGTGATCTCGTGGTCGTGCCAACCGATACCCGCCACGGGATGACGGTGGTTAAGGTCACTGAGGTTGATGTTGATATCGATATTGATGCACCGGGCAATGTGAATTGGATTGTGTGCCCTGTCGATCAAGACACGCATGAGAAGAACGTCGCTTCCGAGAAGACAGCGATCTCCAAAATCAAATCGGCTGAGAACCGCAGGAAGCGCGAGCAACTTCGGGACTCCTTGTTTGCAGACCACCAAGAAACGCTGAAGAGCCTAGAGCTTGCTCACATGAGCGATGACAAGCCAGCGGAGCTTGGCTCACCCGAATAATCAAAGATTTCTGGCCGTGACCTGGTGCCTGACCCCACAGGAGCGGCTCTGATCTCATGCGAGATCAGATTTCCAAAGCCTGGTTCTTTGCCGGCGCCGCGGAGAACTTCAAACGGCGGTTTGGCGTGGGGTTGAAAGGGCGAAGCCGAGCCGCCTGTTTTGAAGTTTTTGAAAGGAAAAGAAATGGCGAGCTGCCCAAAATGCGGGAAGCGTAGACTTCGCAAAGACGCCCTGAAACGGCGGTTTTGCCGACACTGCGGTTTGTTGCGCGGCATCCAGAATATGGATCGCTCCGGCGCTCTGCCAGTGTGTGAGCCGGTCATTCAGGAACCGAACGTTTCCGAGGTCTGCACAGCATGACCGTCACCCCCTACATCACCCGGCCGAGCGCGGAGAGCTTGCGAGATTTTGCAAACCGACGGCGCAAACATGCGGACTGGCTACAGCTTGAAATCAACAAGCTCCGCAAGCAGGCCCGCGGCCTGCGGCAATCCGGCAAGGCCTTTCAGGCGATGAACCTGGAGAAGATCGCCAACAAGCACGAGCGGAACCGGATCAGCACACTGAACGCAGCCCTATCTGCCGAGGAAAAGGCCGACCGGCTGGAAGGTGTGGGTGAGTTCGAACTGAAGGAGGCAGCCCAATGAGCAAACAGCAAACTTATCCCGAGGCGCTTCGAGCCCTAAACCGGGCCGTTTACGACACAATCGGCGCCTGCCGGGACACCACCGAGTGGCCAGACGTAGACCGTCAGTTCCTGCGGGAACTTGCCACCAAAACAGACCGGATGGTCGATGACATTGCGGGGAAAGGTCTATGAAAGCGATCAAGTGGCATGAAGGCATGCAGATCACCGAGCCCGGTATCTATGAGGGTATTCCCCTTGAAGAATACCACGGCAACCGGGATCTGTTCGACGGCCCCTCAATCAGCAAAAGCAGCCTGAAATGGCTTCTGCCCCTGCATGGTGGCAGCCCCAAAGCCTTCTGGGGCCGGTGGAAGTGGAACCCGGATCGGGTTGAGCCGACCAGTTCAGACGCCCTTGTCTTCGGCAAGGCCGCTCACTGTCTCTTGCTTGGCGATGAAGTCTTTTCCGAGCAGTTCATCGTGGAGCCAGAAAAATACTTCAACGAGAAGACCGAAAAAGAGGTCAAGTGGTCGAACAACGCCAATGCCTGCAAAGACTGGCACAAGGCACAAGCCGACGCTGGCCTGACAGTCATCAAGGCCGATCAGCTCCAGATGATCCGCAAGATTGCTGAAGATGCCGCCAAATATGACCTTGTGAAGCAGGGTATCCTGAACGGTGAGATTGAGCGGACGCTGTGCTTGAAAGATCCGGAAACCGGGATCTGGGTCACCACCCGACCGGACGCCCGCCCAATGCCAGGTGTGTATTCGGACCTCAAAACCACGTCGAGCCTTGATGAGGAGTTTCTGTCACGGCAGCTCTTTGACGCCGGGTATTACCTTCAAGGCGGTATGACCAAACTGGTCTGCGAAGCGCTCGGCCTGCCGTTTGAAGAGTTTTATCTGGTCTACGTCCTGAAAGACGACGTTCCAGACACCACGCACGTTCCAATCTCAGGGACCGCGATAGAGCGCGGGGAGCGATCGGTGCGCTGGTGTCTGAAGACCATCCGCCAGTGCCTTGATGCCGGCGAATGGCACGGTGCCCGGCCGTTCAATGAGGGCAATCAGCCGATTTACATGAAGCCATGGGCGGCAGACCGCCTTGATGAGTTCCTTGATCGAGAAGAGCGGAGCTATCCGCAGGAGGAAGCCGCATGAACCAGATTGCCACACAGAAACAGCAGGCCATCTCGACAACCCATGTTGGAATTGGGTCGGAACATGGCGCAAAGATCGCGCCTCAGAACCTTGCCGAGGTGGTGCGGTTTGCAGAGGTCATGTGCAAGGCAGATATCGCCCTGCCCAAGCATCTGAGAGGCAATGCTGGCGCTTGCATGGCCGTTGCCCTTCAGGCGATGGAATGGGACATGAGCCCCTTTGCAGTGGCCTCAAAATCCTACGCCGTCAACGGCCAGATTGCCTATGAGGCCCAACTGATTGCCGCCGTGGTCAATTCCCGGTCGGGTATTCAGGGCCGCCTGAAATACAGCTATGAAGGCGAAGGCGACAACCTTGTTTGCACCGTGACTGGAAAGCTGGACGGCGAGGAATACGCCTACACCTCTCCCCCGTTTGGCAAGATCACGCCGAAGAACTCCCCGCTTTGGAAGACCGACCCGGAACAGCAGCTTGGATACTATTCAAGCCGCGCATGGGCTCGACGCTACACCCCGGAAGTGTTGCTTGGTGTGTATGACCGGGAAGAGGTTCAAGCCTATCAAGGGCCCGATCAGGCCAAAGACGTAACGCCAAAGATGCCCCTTGCGGAACGCCTTGCCGCCGCCAATGCAGCAGATTCCGGTGAAGGCTTCAGCCAGGAACACGTTGAAGCGGAAACAGCTGAATATACCGAGATTGAAGGCCAACCAGACCAGTCATTCGGCACAGATGCGGGGCAGACCTCCGCGCCCGCCGAAGACGCGCCGGGGGATGACGGCTTGCCCTCCGAAGATGCCCCCGGCGCCCCTGATGCTGAGGCTCAACCAGTTGACGATTACATCGATCAACTGCGGTCCATGCCGACAGAGAAAGCTGTTCAAGAACTCACCAATGACTTCAGGGCCGATATTGAGCACATGCCAGCAGCAGACCAGAAACGGGCCAATCAAGCCCGGGCAAAACGGTTGATGGAAATCGCTGAGGAAGCGGCATGACCATTCGTCCGATCATCTTTTCAGGCCCCATGATCCGCGCCCTTCTGGAAGGCCGGAAGACGCAGACACGGCGGGTACTGTCGAATATGGATGGTGTGAAGGAGGTCCGACGCCCAGACCGAGCGACTTGGGATTTCGTATATCCAAAGGGATACAAAAACCCGAAGGCTTCCCCGCCGAACTACGCCGTAGGTGATCTTCTCTATGTCCGAGAAAGCTTCGCCCTTTCTGAAACTGGCTTTGCCTTCATGGCAGATCACCCCGGCGATACATCTGGTATGGGCTGGAAGCCGTCTATCCATATGCCGCGTGAGGCGTCACGGCTGACGCTGAAGGTGACGGATGTGCGTGTTCAGCGGGTGCAAGAAACTACTCAGGATGACGTATTAGCCGAAGGTGCGCCGATTGACCCTGATTATAGGGACACCACGCAAGACCTCAGCGCACCGCCAATGATCAAGACTGGTGTAGCACAATGGCAGTCGCCACGAGCTTGGTTTCATCGACTCTGGGACAGCCTCAACGAAAAGCGCGGCTATGGCTGGAACAAGAACCCGTGGGTGATCGCCCTTACCTTTGAGGTCCATCACTGCAATGTCGACCAGTTCAATCGGGAGGTGGCGGCATGAGAGTGATGACCTGCTTCGATCTGGAAACCACCGGCCTGCCCCGAGACATGCGGATCGATGATCCGAACTATCCCCGCATGGTTCAGCTTGGCGGCGTCACATGGTCCTCAGACGGCAAGGTGCATGGCCGGATCCAGAACTATGTGCGCCAGGAAGACAAGCGCACCTCCAAGGCTGCCGAGAAGATCCACGGCATCACCGACCGGATATCCGGCACACGGGGCATTCCTGAAGCCGTTGCCATAGGCTGGATCACCAACAGCTTGCGGTATTCAACCGACGTTGTGGGCTGGTCCCTGGACTTCGACCTCAGCATTGTTCAGGCCGCCTTGATCCGCTTTGGCAAGAACCCGAACGAGATCATCCGCCCTGGCATTCAGAGGCATGATCTGAAGGAAATCATGACGCCGATGGTTGGCAAGACCAATGAGGACGGCAGCCAGCGCTGGCCGACCTTGAGCGAGGGCTATGAGTGGACCTTTGGCAAGCCGCTTTACGAGGAAGGTGCCTTGCATGACGCCGTGCGCGACAGCGAGGCCTGCCGGGAAATATTCATGGAGCTTTGGACCCGTGGCGTCCTGCACGATCTGGAAAGGCTGGTTGCGTGATGTTTGTTATCTTCGATTTGGACGGCACCCTTTGCGATATCACGCACCGGCTGCATTTCATCCAAGGCAAAAAGAAGGACTATGACGCGTTCTTCGACGCCTGTATTGATGACAGACCCAAATGGGAAATCCTGCATGTCCTCGACGGTCTGGTGTCCTGTGGTCACAAGGTAGAGATCTGGTCTGGACGGTCTGAGCGCGTCCGAGAACAAACCGTCGACTGGCTGGATAAACAAGCCGGTATCGGCAAGCTCCTACGCTTCATGCGCCCTGAGAAGGACTTCCGGCCTGATGTGGATCTGAAACGCCACTGGCTCATGACAGAGCGCGCACGTGGCGGCTTCCCAAACCTGACATTCGATGACCGGCAACGCCTTGTCGATATGTGGCGGGCCGAAGGTGTCACCTGCTGCCAGGTCGAGGCGTGGGAGGAGTCCTGATGCCAAACATCGACAACCCCCTTGGCGGCCGCAGCGTGGAAGAGTGGATCGGCAAGACGCCGGACACCCCTGCCCCGCAACGGGTCAAGGACCGGGTTTTTATCCGACACAAGGGACGCTGCCACCGGACGGGCCGCAGGATCCATGTCACTGACAAGTGGGACACCGATCACGTCAAGGCGCTCGGCCTCGGAGGCGAGAACCGTGAAAGCAATCTCGCCCCGATCCTGCGCGATGAAGCGCACAAGGAAAAGACTGCGGAAGAGGTCACGATGATGCGCAAGGCGGATCGGATGCGCCGGAAGCACAACGGGACCTGGCCGAAGTCAAAAGCCAGCATCCAAAGCCGCGGCTTCCCCAAAACGAGGGATGTCTAAAACAGCAGTTTTTAGAAATGCAAATTGAGTTTCTGAAACAGGTCAGAGGCTCACTAAATCAACGGTTTTCCGCTGTTTGCCGAGACAGGCTGAATGGCTGAAAATGAGAGAGAAAGGACGCCCGGAAGATGGAAAAACTTGCAAGCATTTTACTCGATCTAAAGTGGGCTGAGCTCGATGAATTTGCGGCTCACATCCGCGACGTAGCAATCGATGACAACGGGGATCAGAATGATGTCCGATGGGTCGCCGGATCGTTGATTGACTGGGCGAAAGAGCACCACCCCGAAGTTCAAAAATAGAGGCCCCTTGCCGGCCGGAAAGGAAAGTTGTGGCTAGCTACATCGCGAACAATCAAAGCCGTGACAACGTGACAATCATGCTTTCGCGGGCAGAGGCAGAGGCTCTGAATGATCTTGCAGGCAGTGCATTCGACGATACAGGCCACAAGATGAACGGGCAGAAGAGAGCCGCCGCACAGCGAGCACTTGACGCCTTGGGCGCGTCAACCAACACCAGCGCTCGGCGCGCTGGATACTTCGACACATAGAGGCCACAGACATGGAACTGAAAGACTTTAGCCAAACCAACCGCCGTCGCTGTGAAGATCCGGAAGGGTTTAATCAACCGGTAAACCACTGGACGCTATCAGACTGGTTTACCGCCTTGTCTGGCGAATTGGGTGAAGCCGCCAACGTTGCCAAGAAGCTCAACCGCGAGCGTGACGGCATTCCGGGCAACAGCGAAACACCTGAACAGCTCCGCCAAATGCTCGCTGACGAACTGGCCGACACATTCATTTATCTCGACCTGCTGGCACAGTCAGAAGGCATCGACTTGAGCGAAGCTATTCCTGCCAAGTTCAACCGCACGTCCGACAAGGTCGGGTGCCCCATCAAATTCGAAAGTTAAGGCCCCTTCGACCTCATTCGATCTCACCGCGCCTCTTCAAATCAATGGCGTTCATAAGATCAACGGCGTCGTCAGCCTCTTGAATGTCCAGGCCAATAAGGATCTCGCCGTTAACTTCAGCAGGCAGGCCGGTGAAGATGTCGAACACTGTCCACATCCCGTCTTCTTCTTCGCGGATGTCGTAACGCTGCTGCATGAGGCTAATTGCAACACAGGCCAGTAACCAAGGAAAGGCCACCAAATGAACAAGCCGTTCACACCCGATCCCCGCGTAGAAACGCTTCGCGATGCAATCACAGAGGCCAACAGGTTCATCCGTTCGGCAACCAAGGCTAAAGACAGCCTGAGCAGTGAACCCGAAGGCGGCAACGGAAATAAGGCCTACGCAGCAGCCAAGCGATCGAGCATGGATCTCACCAACGCCCTTGTTGCCGTCAGGAACCCGAACGGGACACGATAGGAGAAACGCCAGTGACCGCGCTCCCCAAGATCCTGGAACATGGAAAGACACCCGAGGAATGGGTTGCAATCTTTGCTGAACGTGGCGTTCAATTGTCGCCTCGTACACTCAGGGAGAAGGCGCGGCAACTGAATGCGTTCAGTGCCCTTGGCAAGGCCATGCTGTTGAAACCGGAGCACATCGACCGAATATTCGAGGAATCGTCATGCCACTTGAAATCTATCAACGAGGCCGAACATGGTGGATCCGTGGACGAACTGACGGCATCGACGGTTACATCAAGCGAAGCCTTAAGACATCTGAAGAAGCAGTCGCAAAAACCAAGCTCCGGGAAATCGAACGGAAAGCCCAACAACGTGCGATCCTTGGCGAAGATGCGCCAACGGAAGCAGACGAGCTAACCTTTGCCGCTGCCGTCATGATCTATGACGCCAAGCCTGCCGATGCCAATTACCTGATGAAAGTCATCCCGGAAATCGGGCATATGAAGGTCAAGGACATCACCCCGAAGCTCGTCCGCGGCCTTGGCAAGAAGATCTATCCCAAAAACGCTACCGACACATGGCGCCGGCAAGTGGTCAGCCCGATCTGCGCGGTGATCAACAACGCCCATGAGAACGTGAAGGGCGTCCCGGCAATCAGGGTGAAGGGTTACACATCCAAGGAGCGTATTGCGCAGGATGAAGCCCGGGGGAAGCAGAGCCGCAAGGAGAAGACCCCCGGCTCGTGGGAATGGCTGGACAAGTTCAGGGCAGAGGCAAACCCGTACATGGGCGCGCTGGCGCTGTTCATGTTCACCACAGGGGCTCGCATCAGCCAGTCAGTGCAAGTCAAACCCGATGACCTGGACCTAAAGAATGGCCGCCTCTGGCTTCCTGCATCCAAGGGACATCAGGGCCAGTATGTCGAGCTGATCCCCGAAATGATTGTGACCCTGGCGAAGCTCAAGCCACGCGGTGGCCGTGTCTTCGGCTACAAGTCCCGCCACAGCGTTTATGGACCGTGGCAGACGGCCTGCAAGAATGCCGGGATTGAGTACATCGCCCCCCACGCCGCAGGCCGTCATGGCTTTGGCACAGAAACGGTTGTCCGGCAGAATTTGAACCCGGTTGATGTGGCCAAAGCAGGCCGCTGGTCGAGCCCTAGAATCCTGCTCGATACGTATGCTCATTCGGAGGAAGGTTCAGCAAATGTTCGGGATGCGTTCACGCGCCGGAAAACGGACAGCGGGACAAAACCGGGACACATAAAAAGAGTGAAGTAG